TTACCTGTTGATAAGATACTCGTTTAATTCATCACGAACCGTTTTCATCTTATCAATGCCGTTCCCGGTAATTTCGTGATTGATTATCACATGAAGACACTTTAAAATCTGTTGATTGGAGTCTTCAACCTCCTTCAATCGTTTGCCGTCATTACCAAGAATCTGATCATGTCTTTCTACTTTGGCTTTTAACTCATCGTTTGGTTTTTTAGCTTCTTTTACAATTTTCCATAATGCAGCTAAAGCCCCTATAAATGTACAGAACCAAATAATCTGATCAGTTGTAATAGTAATATTCATTAGTCAGTCTCCTTAGATGTCGTGTCATTCTTTCCTTCTACAAATGTTTTGAATCCCTGATGCAAACCAGTAGAAGCCAATCCCATAACAGCCCCATATACTGCTGATTCAATTGACATTCCACTAACAATTAAATTCAGAATAGCTCCGACAACAGCCAGAATTACTGGAATATCGTCATTTGGAATCTTTTTTAAAAAAGTTGCATGCTTGATGATATATCCGACTACTAAACAAGCAATCATAACAACAAGTACAAAATGATCAGTTAAAATTGTAAAATCCATAAATTATTCCTCCTTAAATGTCTTCTGCTCCAACGTATTCTGGCTGTATTTTCAACCATTCATATGCGTTGCGTATGTTCATATTTGCATCGTAATCTGTAGAAATATAATTACATAATGTATAAGGTAACGTTATTTCACCTACGATGTTACCAGCAGCATAAGCTTTTTCCAGTTCACGTCCTTCTTCATTCAGATAGGACTCTACCAGAATAGTACACTGCTGATTCGTATCAATCTTGACCATAGCTATACGATGGTAATTAAATACAAGTCCATTTGGTTTTCGTATTACTTTCCTTAATGCCATTTCTATTGCCCCCTCTACACACCGTATATTCTACGTAACACAGATCGGGTACCGTTTACGGTATCGGTCTTCGTCACACTGATACTATGTCCCGTTATTTTTGTATCGGTTACATAAAAACCTTTGATTACTAACTGTGGTGCTATAGCGGACCACCATTGAGTACTACACGTCCAGAAGCGTCCTGAAAAATCAGCAACCGCCTGTTTGGGAATGAAATAGGCCCAATATCCCTGTTGTGCAGCCCATGATTCTTCACCGTTACCGGAGCTGTCAAGATCTGCAAAAACCAACATTATACCATTTGATTGAGCTGATATTGGTTCCGATAATACCGCTGTCTGATTAGATGTTAAATAATAAGCCCCATTCCACAGAACTTTCTGATCAACGACATTGGCACGTCTCCACTCACTCCATGAACCATTGTAATAATGCCGGTGATATAATGAATCTTCTGCGCTATATGGAACAGCAATTTGTGACCTATTTGTATCTGTCGATTTTTTATCGAAAAACATACTTTCCACATATGCAAGTCCGTTTACCGGCACATTTTTATCGGTAATTACAAGTTGATCGACTGTTGTGTCAGGGTCAATTCCATCGTCACCGGTTCCTATGTAAGAAGCTAAACCATTACATATACGGCTTCCAAACTTATCATATACTTCTTTCCTAGCCTTTAAGTCCCAACCCACATCAAATAAATTTTCATCTTCGGCAGGCTTTCCAATAGCGATTCCTTTTCCACCTGCTAATATGTCCATTGTGAAAGAGGATTTACTTAACACAATTTCAGCAGATGATACACCATTTTTTGAATCCTTTGCCGTAATGATGATGGTATATTGATCATCGGTTGATAGCTGATCAGAACCGATTACTTTACTTACAGATCCGCTTATACCTGATACTGGAACATTCACATTAGTGACTGAAGCAGGATCGCTTAAAACATACCCGATTGTAATCGATGAAATATTATTAACTCCCGTTATCTGGCAGCATTCCCAGTCGAACGAAATCTTAGCACATGTGCCGTAGCTGTCCATAGTACCGTTTGTGTCACATCGAGCAATGTTGATCGACTTGATTTTGGGAATCCAATATGCAAGTTCCCAGACTGCATATAAAGTTACTTTGGCGTTTTCTGTATAAACTCCCCCGGCTGCATATGTAGCTGTAGTTGCGGTGTTTGTGGTCGCCCAACCTTTGAAATTGTAATTACTCCTGATAGGAATCACGTCTGACAATGTAAGGTTTGTACCATAAGTTTTCGTTTGACTATCAGGTGCTCCAGAACCGCCATTAGCGTCATAAGACACTGTGTATGTATTTATTTTCCATACCGCATACAGTGTAGCTCCACTATTGGCAGTGTAGGTTCCTCCCGCAGAATATGTAGCACTTGTAGCTGTACTTGATGTAGACCAACCAAGGAACGTATAGCCGGTCCTTGTCGGTTTTGTACTTGATAACGTAAGGTTTATAAAACTCAAGTGAAACAGATCCATTTTGACGTTTTATCTCGTAATACCATGATGATGCGGTTTTTCCTGTTTCTTTTGGAGTAGCAGACGAAAGGGCTTCAACTCCTGCACGACCGTACTTATCAAGCACACCTATCTTGGCAGTTTCTCTCAGTCGTTCAAAGTAACGATTCAACTTTGAAAAGTCACCTTTTTGCTTGAAATTGATAGTACTGCTCATTTAACTCACTCCTAAAAATGTAAAAAAAAAAGGAACCATGATTTTTTTTCACAGTCCCTATTTTTTTACTTCAATACTTTAAGTTCATCTAAAATGTCTGCTAAACGTTCTCCGTTTTGTTTTCTCTGATCGATCTCGACCCACTCGGAATTCGTCAATTCTCTACGCAATTTCCAATAGTGTCCTAATGAACGGTCATAACAATACAAATCTTTCAAGTTCTTCTCTTTGTTCAACCTAACCTGCTTGGTAATCGTTTTTGCTCCAAACGCTACTCCACTGATTAAAGTTGGACCAACAAGCATAACTATCTCTTTGTTATTGTGTATCCAATTCATAGCACTATCGACTTTGTTCTGGAATTTTTCTTTCCGCTCACGTCTTTTTGCCTCTTTTTCAAAGTCAACAATTTCGATTTTTTCATTTTTCTTAAACATAATAATTGCTCCTCTCGTAATTGAATAATATTTTCTCATAAGAGTGCATGATTATTGTGCGAAGAAAAAGAAAGAGCCTGTTATGTTCAAGCCCTCTCATTTTGAAAATGTTAATGATTAGCAATTCGTTTTGCAATTACACCTGCTATGCTTCCTACAGCGTACATGCATACCGTTATTTTCATTCGATTCGCCATTAGGATGTCAGCATCAATAAGTCTATTACCATTCTTAAACGTCTTAATAGTTGCTTTTCTGTATGCTGGCTCCGATAACTTATCACTTAGTCTCAACAACGGCGATACGCTACTATTCATTTTCTTTGCTCCTGCTAAAAATGCTTTATTAATAATATTCATAATCATACCTTCCTTTCTTTTTCTCATAAGAGGGTATGTTTATTGTGCGAGCTATTGACTTTTAGCACTCGTTGTGCTAGAGTGCTGATAGAAACATTTGTCCAACAGTTTCATAAGGAGGTACATATGAATAATACCAGTGCAGCGTCCACAAAAGATGAACCAACAAAAGAAGATGTTTTATCTGTTATTAAACACGGAATGACTTGTTTATCAGCAGTCGCGATTGCTTACATAATAACAAAACATCGAAACTCACTTAGTATACAGACGCCGCAAGTAAACGTGGCTTTGGGGTATATACCTAACACTGTTAAATTACCTGCTCTTCAAAACTAAAAAGAAAGAGTCCTACCGTTATGATAGGGCTCTTCTTAATTCCTCTGGAGTTATTTCTGTTCCGATGCCTGTTACGATATACCATGACGTTACATATCCCCACTCCACTTTTTTTGTACTATTATTCACAATAAATACTTGAGCATCGTAATTATCATCTGTCTTTAATTTAAACACACAATAATTGTTCCATTTATAAGCCCACAATATATCCTTTTTTAATAGCTCTGATAATGGTGTCGGATCTGTATCGTATAATGATAATTTTCGTTTATCAACATTTACTTTTCGTTCCATAATTCGTCTCCTTTCTTATTAAAGAGCATGTATATTTAGCGGCTATCGCGTTATTTTCTTAATAGCGTCTTCTATTATGTCAGCATTATCTAACCTAGCAATCGTAAGTCCGTCATTTTGTTTGATTAATGACCAGAAATCGCTAATAAAGTCAGGGTAATTAATATCGCAATCTTTATCCTGTCCGTCAAAGAATTTAACAATACCATCCTTTATTGTCCAATTGAAAGCATGTCCACCACCGGTTTTAAGCTGAACTGCACATACTCCGGACGCATTCTTACCGAATTTGTTCACCAACATTTCTGAAGCATCTTTTGGGGATTTTCCAAATTTAACAGCAGAGCCATCAATTATTTTAGCTCCTTTAAAGCAATTCTCGACAACTCCACCCAACATCTGTTGTTTCCCACCTGTATCTCTAGCTGTAACATCATATCCTTTGGTTCGCAAATACGACGCTACACTACAAAAAGTACAGTTATTCTTATAGGCCGGATTACCTCTATTAGGATTTACATTCTTAATAGTATCGGCTAAGCTCTCTGGTTTCGCCAATTTCTTAATACCTTTGACAGTAGTCTTACTGGCTGATTCTTTTAAAATATCGCCAATTTTCTGCTCGCCAATCTTCGTATCTCCGGCTTTCTTTTCCATCAACTTATTAAGTTTACTTTTACCAGAAGCGATATACGGATCCAATTTACCAGATTTCGCCAGCCTGTATGTTCCGTAGGTAGCCAAGGCTGTTACAGCTACAGCAGCACCGATTTTAATAGCTTTCTTCTGCTTATCGGACAGCCCTTTCTTCTTATCTCCATTTTGATTCTCATAATCAGATTTGTCAAGACTCTTTCTCCAACCAGCTTTCTTCTCTGATTGAGAATGATCAGAAGCACCTAACGGATAAGGTGGACCATTCTTCTTTCCCCCATTTCATTCCTAGAATACCATGATGCTTTAGGTATTCATCTGATCTGGTTACTACTATCATAAGTTCCACCTCCTTGCCTAATGTCTATTTACTTCATCCCAAGCATAGTCAGCCCATGTCCAATTGTCATGTATGTCTGAGTATTTCTTCTTACCTGTTTTCTTCATAGTGCTATTTATATACGTTTTTCCTGTAGTGACTTGAGTTGTATTCATCAAAGAATTTACGGTTATAGCTACCGCTAGAGTGGTGTTAATCACTTTTGCGGCAGTTCTAAGTCTGTTTATTCTCTGCTGCTTTTTCTGTAAAGTGGTCATACTTGCTGTTTTTGATTCGGCTGAAGTATTCTTTCTACGTCCCCATTTCATACCAAGAATGCCGTAGTGCATCAATTCATCATTTTCTTTCGAATAAACCATTACACTACCTCAATCTGAACAGCATCAATAGCATGTCCAAATATTCCTGCGTAACCGTTCAATCCTTCTCCGTAATCTGTAACCCATGCAAGCCATCCATCTTCTGATGTATGTACACGATATCGGACATGCTTTCCAGAAACTCCCTGAATATAAAACTGAAGTCCATCAATCTCACTCTTACATGTTCCGGCAAATGTGTCACCGCTTGAATCTTTGTCATAATCAGTACGCCATCCGAACCAAGGACCGCCTTTCTTATGAGCACGGTATTTCAGATAACCTGCTATGCTTGCTTCACCTTTTGTCTTGGCTCTGAATCCAACCAGTGGACGCCCAAATAATCCAGAATAACCGTTACCGTTAGTGGTGTTAAAATCTATGACTTCAGGCAGCCATCCTTTATCTTTGGCAAACACTTGATGGACAACATGGATCTTCGCTGTAGATGTTGTAGGTTTTGCTGCAGGTGTAGTCGGTTTTGGAGTTTTCTCAGATGTCTTTGGATTAGATGTTCCTGCTGAAACCGCAGCGTTAAGGATTCCCGACACAATTGCTGCAGAACATTTATCAGCATTCCAATGACTGTAATCATCCTTATCATCAACAAAACAACATTCCACTAAAATAGCAGGTGCCTTAGTATTGTTGAGAATAAAATAACCATGGGTATATTTTGTCCCACGGTTTGTAATACCAAGTGCTGATGATATATTTGCACAGATACGATCTGAAATAGCAGCTGTTTTATTACTGTAATTCCATACTTCAACCCCGCCGGTCTTTCCGTCTCCGTTAGGGTCGTTTCTTCCAGAATTGAGATGAATTGATACATCAAGATCAGCATTATGTACATTACACTTATTCTTGATATTATTCAGATTCTGTCCCTGAGTTCTACCAATGTCATCAGTACAATCATAAACGGTATGTCCTGCCAACCTGAGCAATTCAATTACTTTATTCTTTACTTTACGGTCTTCATTTACCTCATCAAGAAAACCCGATGCTCCTCTGCATTGAAGTGAATGTCCACCATGTATATTGTAGATTCCCATAATATTACCTCCTTATGGTTATCCTTTGGACTTGAACTTAGCCCGATTTGCTTTATTAATTGCCTTGTAGTCTCTCATGATGTCTTTTTTATTACGTTTCTTTTGTGGTTCTCTATAACTTGTACAAACTTTAATTAGAGTCAGTAATCGATTCAAATGCCATTTTTCAAATTCAACAGGGATACCTAACTCTATCATCTGATAGTAAATAACTTCGTTGGTTATTATTTCCCTACGACCTGACTTCTTTTTGTCTGAAAAAGTAGTTGCAGTCATTGGGTTATTGATGTATTCATTGATTTGTTTTATATGTGCATTTGTGATGCATCGGTAAGCATTCGGGTCAACATTCTGAGTGAGTGTCATACATTTGATATAGTCAATAGTTTCTTCTCTTGTTTTTTCAACTGTATTAATGTACGGTTTTCTCCAATGTTGCTCCCATTTTGAAATCGATATCAAAGAATGCTCCAATTTAAGTTTTGTCTCTTTAATATATATGAACTCCCCAACTTTATCGTCGTACAATTCTGTTTCTGGAATGGTTATCTGGAGCATATAAGCACCTCATTCCTGAAAACTATTAACCAGCAATTGCCGGAGTATTTGATACACCGAAAGTGGTAGGCATGATGCCGTTAACAAAGGCTGCGGCTGCTTCCGCATCTGTGGCAAGTTCCATAAACAATTCTGAATATGCTTCTGTCTGTGCAAACGCATCACTGAGTTCTTTACTTTTTACAAATCTTTTTCCATCTGGAGTCTTCTCACCATATGCTTTCAGTATGAGATCTTTGAAAATCTTTACAATAGACGGTGTATCTTTGGATGAAACAATTTTCTGAATCATTTCAGCAAGTCCACCTTCTGTACTAAGCTCCATTTCTGCAACTTCTGCCTTATTGAGATTAAAATAAAAGTCTTCTTTTCTTTCCATCCCGTTGTAATCTGTGTAATTAATAGTTTTCTTTAACATAAGTCGGTTCTCCTTTCATAAATAAAGACCCCACCTTTCACAGTAGGGTCTCTAAATTCCATTTTGATTTTATGCTGCTTTATTTTGATATCTCACCCATCATAGAAACAATCTCACTAGGGAGCGGTAATGTAGGTTCCTCATTTTCTGATCCCCACAATTTTGCTTCCAATTTCTTAAGCTTTTCTTTATCAGCTTTGGTGGAATCGATAGTAATTGTAGCTGTCGGTTTAGCATTTTCAACTTCTATTGGTGTTGTAGATACAGACCAAGACATAGTTGTAGCTTCAGGACTATCATTGACTGTTGAATGTCCATCTTCAGAAGGTGCAGCCAGGCATCCGTATACGATATGGATTTTGTAACCATAATCGTTTCCGTCTACATCGTTTCCGATAAGAGATCGGTATGCCAGACCAAAGCCTTTACGTTTCTGCTGTCCGATAGTAACTCCTGGAGCCACTTCTTTAAGTCCATTGCATTCCTCGAATTCATCAGGATACATATAGGATTCTATAGTTGCTGCAAATTCCTCATTGGATAATAAGTTAAGATATTTACGGTTGTTGGCATATAATGCTGTAGCTTCTGCTCCGGATGGACTCTCATTAATGGCAGTAATACCGTTCCAAGCTACTCCTGTTCCGTAGCTACCATTTGTCTCTATCGGATATAATGCACACTTGTCAACACCAGTTTCATATAATTTTTCGCCAGTCTGATCCCATTTAAGTGCTGTCATAATATTTTTCCTCCTTGATCAGTAATACAATGTAAATGTGTTATGGTAGAGGTTATCTGCTTTATACAATCGATCCATTGCACAGTATGGAAACTGTATCAACTTATCCAAGACTGGGTTATCTGGTCTGTTAGATATAACCGTCAGTTCATACTGAGAATCAATTTTATAAATAGAATTTCCGGCATGTGCTGTTCTCGGTTTTATCTTTGAATAAACAATTGCCGGATACTCCATCAATCTGTCTTCAGGTCGGTTGTAATATACTTCCTTAGATCCTAGTAGCTCTTCCAATTTACTCTGAAGTTCCACTCGTGTTCCCATGGTATACTCCTCCTACTGTGAGAATCAGTCTTGGATGTTCGACCTTAACTTCGGTCACTTTCCAACGTGTTCCCATAATCTCGACATATAAAATTGATGAATAATGATACAAAAGATAAGAGTCGGCAAGAATACTAATCTGATTCGAAAGATTAATATCATCACCGACTCTTTCTGTAGAAACTTGTCGTTTCCAATTGGTTGTTAGTATGTCTCCCTGGGTTATATACTCTACGATAGAGTCATCGTAATATCCCGGTTCTAGCTCTACCTCTTTTTCCGCAATACCTATTTTCCCGCACCACTTAGACATAACTAACCCTCCTATAAAAAATTATGCTGCTTCTGTCATTTCAGCTGTTTTACCAACAAACTCAATAGCAACTGCAGCATATGGCTTGATCATTGCTCCTGATGCACGAGTCTCCATCAGATATTTCATTGCATTGAAATCAATATCGAAATCATCGAACATGGTTACTTCTCCACCTTTATCAGCACCAACGTTGTAATCATTAAGATTTACATACAGACCTCCAAGGTAATGTGTATCAGCCCCTTTTACTCTGGACAGATTTTCCATAACCGGTACCGGAATAATCTTGGATACGCGAAGAGCTGTAGCAAGTTTCTCCATTGTGTCATAGATAACTCTTCCATTATTATCTTCAAGAAGCAGGCAATCTGTAAGCAGATCTTCAGGCATGAACATTACCGGATTTCCGGATCCCTTGTAATCTTTTCTGGACTTCTTGCATCCACGGACAAATGCCTTTGCTTTCTCATCGGATGTTGTGCCCTTTGTAATATTGATGGCATATTTTACAGTATAAACATCGTCATCTGTCCAAATTGGTCTGATGTTCTGCTCATTGATCTTGTCATTAGAAGAACTATTGCGTCCATCACCAACGAGAATAGCACGAGCCATTTCCTCATCCAGCATGAAACGCATTTCCTGTTTTAACCAAGCGATAACATCCAGTTCTGTGATATCAAGAGCATCATCGCGATCCAGCTTCTGTTTCTTGTAGATGGTAGTAGGTGTAGTTTCACGCTTAAGCATTTTGAATACTTCTTCAGCCTTCTGATTACCTTTGATGTAACCTTTAGCACGGGCATCATCTTCTGTAAGGTCTGCAAAGATAGATTTTACTCTTGCAAACGGTGTCTTATGTACAGTCTTCATTACTTCCTGTACCCATGTATCATCTCTCTTGATGAAACCAGGTGTTCCATCAACCACCTTAGCATCCGGGAACATAAATCCGATATCTGTGATACCATGAGCCAGGAACGCTTCTTTCATGCTGCCAAGACGTCTTGCATCCTTTACAATTTCTTCCATATCAGAATGGGAAAGTGTTTCCTGATCCTGAACGTTTGTTTCGCTATCAAAAATGTTATGTTTCATATTGTTCTCTCCTTCTTCGTATGAATGTTCTACTTCCTGATCCTCTTCTTCGTCAGCTTCGTCGGATACTCCAGCATCAGCAAGAGCCTGTCCGATCAGGAACTGCACTACTTTTTTCTGCTTGTCCGTAAGCGTTTCATATACATCAGCTACTGTTTCATCTTCATCGGCCGCATCGTCTCCTTCATCGGAGTCCGCATGTTTTACTTCCTTTTTCTTTTCATCTGGCTTTACACCTGCTTCTTCAAGAGCATTTCCAATTAATGCGTATACCACTGCTTTCTGTTCTTCTGTCATATCATCAAAAATTTCTTTAATAGTTTTTTCATTTGATGATGTGGGCTGCTTTTTATTGTTCTCTTCCACTTTAATGTCTCCTTTCTCTTTCTCTTCCTTTTCCTTGTCTGAATGTGTCATATCGTCAATAACGATAAATTCTCCTGAACGAATAAATGCTTCTTCGTCGGAACTTTCACCATGTGCCATTACAGAATCAATTATTGCTCCAGGATTGGCTCCGGCAAGTACAAGACTTACCTCACGAATAACTCCGTGAATCACATCTCCTCCTACCTGTTTAAGCTTGTTGGCCCAAATAGAAAGTCGATCGATGTCACCATGCTGAACAAGTGTCTTACAATTCTGACCAGCGTCCGTATCATTGAACGACAGGTATGCGTATACTCCGTCAGGTCTGTTTTCAAGAATCGCGTGTCCAAGCACAGCATCAGGATTGTTATGTTCATGATTCCACACTAGCGGAACTCTTTTTCCATCACATTCTTCGAAGGCATTTTTTCTGATAGTTCTTCCGTCTGAGCAACGCATATCAGCTTTAGTTGCATAGCCGGAGCAATCGTAATGTGTCTTACTCATTTTGAATTTGCCTCCTAATTCCATCTGAATAATAGGTTTAAAAGTTACAATTTATTGCTATCCTCGAATCCATCTGAGACTTCGCCCAAAGTATGGACAGTATGGATTTTTCTCTTATTGTCTATAAAATTGAAAAAGCTCATGAGAATAGATCAGTGTTATTCTTCAAGTTCTGGTATACTGGATATTGGTGTATCACCTACAAATTGCGATTCACCTGTGTTTTCTGGGTCTTCTCCTGTTTGGGGTTCTGTCTGTAAATCCTCCGTAGCAGATTCTGGCTGATTGAGATTACTGTTAACAAGCTTGTCCGCCTTAGGATCATCGGATGGTTTCATACCAATGAGCTGTCGGATTTCATTACTTGTCATAATTTCGTTTCTTGTAAACTTGTCTGCAATCTCCGCAATGTCATTAACCGGAACTAGCTTGAACGGATCCCTGAAGAACATGATTGTCTGTAGCTGGGACCGTGCAGTCTTTGTGAGAAACTTACGTTTCATCTCATCAACTATCGCAGACAAAATTGGCTCAACAGTACGATTGTTGTAATTGAGCATCGTCTTCTCGTCCGCGGTGCCGTTCATAACTTCCTGCGTAATTCCTAACTGGCTATACAATAGGTTCTGCAGGTACTCAATCTGTTTCATAAGATTGTTTTCTACAGGACGATTAAGCTGAATAATTTTCTCGGTGCCATCAACGTATGCGATGCCGTAAGGACCTTTTAACTGTTCCTCGATACTTTGAATTCTCTTGGCAGCCTCTTTCTTACGAGCTTCGGAACGAACCGTGTACGGCAACTGGATCACCATATCAAGTTTTCCTGATCCGGTAGCCTCGTCAACGGCATCTAGCAACGACAATTTTCTCAACAGACGAGCCATGGTAGAATTCTTATCATTGATTACTGCATATAGCGGGCTCTCAACAATTCCGACAGTACTTTTAGGAACAGTAATGTCTTCCTGCCGCCCCGTACGGTCGTTGTAGATTCTGACTCTTACATGATCCGGACTCCATTCAAAGATCTTTCCAGTTCGCATTGTCAGAATATCGTAAGAATTGGTCTTGTTCGGATCAAAGCTCGTATCAACCGGAACCAACGCCACAGAACCCTCATCCAGCAGACTCATAACTACATCTTGCAGGAAAGCTCGTCCTGTCTGGTCTTTGTTCGCTTCGAGATTAAGACAGTTATTCAATCCAGAATCAATGTACTCTACAAATCGTCCGTTGTTATCAACTCGACAGTGCTTGATGTCTATTGAAGAAACATCCACAGCGATTCTATTAAATATAGAAGTAACAATGGTTTTCTCATTACCACCAGACAACCGTTTTCGATCCGGGCGATATGTCGAAGAGTATTCTCCATTATAATATGTAGGTTCTCTGTTTCTAAAGACATCCCAACTATGTCTTAATACATCAAAAAATCCCATTTTGATTTTTCCTCCCAAATATTATTTCCTGTTTTTATAAGCATCTTTAATTACATAATTCATAGTATCGTCCTTTTTCTAATGGTTCATCTTATAAAGAGCAGCTACGCTAAGACCACCGTATGCCCCCATAATGACTGCTGTATTTCGCCATGCATCTTTTTTAGATTTTGCAGTGGCCTCTTTTACAGTCATATTATTATTTACAATATATTTGGCGGCCTTCTTTCTAGTGGCATTGTTATAAATAATCTTATCTTTGGTGGATGCCTGCTTATTGAGATTCTTGTATGTCTCTTTTATTTTCTGTTTATTTTCTTTTTTAGCCGTTTTATAAGTCTTCTGTGTTTTATTGCTTCCAAGCATACTTTTAATTTTGTTGGTGCCAGTAGCAGACTTAGAGGCAGTACTACTTGTATATTGTGCTTTTCTATGTCCCCATTTCATACCGTGGGTTCCGTAATGCATAAGTTCATCATTATGGTTTCGTATAAATACATATTTCATAACTATTTCTCCTTCTAATCAAATGAATCTTTATTGGCTTTCCAAGCCACATAAGCGTCCATCATAGCTGCGACACAGTCTATCTTGTGCTCACGTTTACGCTTGTATAATTTTCTGTTTCCGTTACTGTCTTCCATGGTGATACAGTTACCCATAGCAAACGACATAATCTTTTCATCGAAAAGCAATCGTCTGTCTTCTGAGAATTTCTTCAACTCTCCTAAAGGTATGGATTCTGTTTTTGAACCCTGAGGAACTTTCACTATTCCATATGGCGAATTTTCAAGTTCATACCTGGCTACAAATTCCTTAGCACCGTATGGGTCGTAGCCGAAACATCGCACATCGTATTCACTATCAATAATGTATTGATCCAGATCATCATAGACTTGATCCATGTCAAGCACAGTTCCTTCCAACACAATAAGACTTCCCTCTTTCAGGAAATCTTCGTATTTTGTTCTCATTGCTCCTGGTAATTTCTTTAGAGTTCTTGAAGAAATGTAATTACGGGTTTTGACACCGAATGTGTCATCACTCAACGGAAATAGAAAAGTAAAACTACAGAAGTCATCACCTTGTGATAAGTCAGCACCGAGAGCACAAGGCATCTGCCAAAAGTTACGCCGGCGGTGCGTGAGTGTCTCTTCATAAGTGAAATAATAAGTGTATCCTTCAAGTGGGATTCCGAACCGCTTCGCCAAAATATCATTTCGGACTGCGGGATTCTGTTCTGCTCTTTCAACATCCAACTGATAAGTTTCGTATGTAACTGTAAATCCTAAATTAGGATTTGCTTTTAACCATTTATCGGGTTGTCCTACTTCATCAATTGAATCTAGCTTGTACCACCATATCGATACATGGTCATTTCGATACTCATTCTTAAGTATCTTAGCCAATTCCATTTTGACTGTATCACCACTACCATTTCGAACGGTACCTTCGGAACTGATAGCGACAATCAGATAGTCATCGTTTTTGGAAGCACCCTGTTCCAACGCACCAATAACATCTTCTCGCACATCACCAGATAGCCACTCGTCAACGGTGTTGATTCTGCTGTTCAGCCCCTGCAACTTATCAATACTCATAGGTCTGATCTCCAACAGAGATCCTGTAAGAAAGTTCTCAATACCTTTCTTGGTTGATGCGAGTTTTTGACGATTTGCCTTTGATCCTGTTGTATTCTGTAAAGATCCCTCTGTAAGGAAATCAAAGAGCGGACCTCTTGCTCTGGTAATTGCTGTACGAATTGGTGACAGTACCTCTTCCGACTGTTTCATTGTAGGTGCTGTTGTAATCTGATGAGTTGTAGAAGTGTCAATATTCAAGAAATAACTCTGAATACATGCAGCATACATAGACTTCGCAGCACCTCTGGCTACAATCAAGTATTGCTTATTGATCAGACGTTTCTTGATAGTTTTCTGAACATACCGCCCAAGCTCTGGATCATATACGCTTCGCTCTTTATAGTAATACCATCCAAAAATCTCTTCCGCCCAGAGTTTGAATGAATCAAGCAAATGTAGATCTTCACCGTCAGTTAAGGTCATCTCATTCTCACAAAAATGGATAAATCCCTCTACCGACCGATTGTCATACCAATAATCCGGATTATCAATCAGGGCATCAATCCGATACATCTCAAGTTCTACTTCTTTGCAAATAGGAATCCTTCCACTCATTACAGCGTCTCGAAACAGCCCATAGTACTTAGGAGTCGCTGTATTGCTCAACGCCATAGTTTGTCACCTACTTTCGTAACGAAATGATTTGTATTGTACTTAGTGTTGTGATATACTTGATATACAAGGAGGTATCACATCATGAACGAGCTTGATTCAAATATTATTAATTTTCCAGAAATAGCAAAACAAAATAATTTTGAAATAGAACCTTGTGATTTAGCTGCAATTACCCCAGGGAAATACACAAATTTTCCTATATCTAAATTGGGAAAATCACAAATGGGGCTTTTGCAGTCTCAGGTTATTAATGCCATAGATTCAGCAGCACTCGCGAATGCGTATATTGTTAGATTTCCTGAAGGTCTTCCACATACTTTAATGAAATTAGGTCAAGGAGGTGTATCAAGTACTGTAGTAAACGCAAGTGGACGTATTGCAGGAACAGCATCACTATTCGACGCACAGTTTCTTGCTGTAGTGAGTACGAGTTTCTCTTTAATGTCTTTTGCTACTGGTCAATATTATCTGAAAAATATTTACAATAATTTGGATATGATTAACCTTAAAATTGATCAAATATTAGGGTTTCTTTACGGCGAAAAGAGTGCTGAATTACTTGCTGAAATTTCATTCGTGAATGAGGCATATAAAAATTACAGTAGTATCATGAAACATGATAGTCAGAGATTATCTGTATTGGTTGGCTTACAAGACTCAAAAAAAATCGCTATGAAAGACATTGAGTTTTACATAACTGATTTATCTAAGACAGTGCAGAGTGATACTAAGAATTATTCCGAATTTGAAAAGATTGTTTCTGATTCTATGAAAATCAAAGATAGTCTTGAGATGGCTACTCAATTACTTACCATGGCTAATGTCCTCGAAGTGTATTACTCTGAGAATTATGATCCTGCTTATATAGATAATGTGAAGCAATCTGTCGCTGGATATATAGGTAAATGTGATAATCGTATACTTGCTGAATTCAGCAGGCTGATTGGTCGAAACAGTGAATACACTAGCATTTTCAGAAAAAAATTAGACACTTCTGAATTAGGTGCTGTTCTTGATGAAATTGTAAAATCGTATTCCGCAATAAAAGATACTGATAACCGAACAGGTCTTGTTGATACACTGGATTCTATAAATACTCCAATAGAATATTTAGTTACAGTAGATGGGAATATCGCCTATAGGGTTATTAATGATTAACTTAGATAATCAGACATTTTCCGGCGTACATATGTATTACACTCTGAAATAGTTTTATTACCTATCTTACCTAATACTCCGATTGTACTTGCTATACTTTCTTTAGCGATACGTTCGGAGTTGTATTTCCTGTACATTTTATCTACAATTTTGGGGTTCGTTTGAGTTACAGCCTGTAGCTTAACGGAATCTGTATCAAAAATTATCATTGGTCGTTTTGCATGATAGCTAGAGTATTCTTTATCATTATAATCAAGTAATGCGTTATAGCCTTTCTTTTTCAATTCCGAATAGAAACGATTTTGAGCAGCGACCTCCTGGGTATTATGATTTGTAAGAGATAAATTAAAAGCCTTATATACGGCCACTTTTTCACTTTTCGTCATTGTATTAGGATCCTTTTTCAAAGCGTTTTCAGCTTGTTTAAACAATATCTGTTGTGCAGGACGTCTCATCTTCTCTTTAGAATCAGCTAAAGAAGCTTCTACATTTTTCTTAAACGATTTATCTTTCAGTAGGTTTGCAGTAATAAATCCAGCATTCTCATCTGACGGCACTTTCAGCTTATCAGTAGCACTTATTTTCAACTGATATACTTTCATATTGTTACTGGCAGAACGTAATTCTTTCGCTTTATCTGCATCTGTTTTACTACCAGAAGCGTTAGCTTGTTTTTCGGCCTGTTTCGCTGCTGCTTTTGCACGACTCGTCAAATTCTTTCCGAACAGTCCCATATACTTGTCGGAATCTGTTTTCAGATAAGTAGCGTAGAAAGCAAAGTTCTCGAAGTCTTTACTTGTCTGAATTCGTGAGAAAGTGGTTCCTTTTTTCAAGCAAGAATCAACATATTGCTTACCGGTAATTTGAGTGCGTGCATTGTTGGCAATATCTTTAACTTTCATACTCGCTAAAGAAGAGAGGCGACTTACCTTATTACTATTCTGATTTATATAATATCGTTTTTCTCCCGCCGGTGTAAGTGATCCATCTGCAAACTGATAACGTCTAACTCCCCATTTCTGCCCCTTGATACCATGATGATATATCTCGTTCATAATTGATCACCCTCTAAGTTCTTTAATAGCTAAAGCGATACCTAAGGCAGAACTAGTGATAGCCAATACGTTTCCAGCAGAATCAAGTATATGACTAACATACTCTCTACCTTTCGACTCTCTCTTCGGGTTAAACATATTATTATACTGCTGTTCTAGGATAGCTCGATTAATTTGCTCTCTCATCTGCTGATCAGTCATATTACTAAGATCCATCTTTGGAACTTTACGATTTCTGTTAGATGTGTCAATACTACGTTTTACATCATTCGTTATATTTTTACTCGAATCGATTAAACGTTTTGCACGCTCTGTATCCTCTTTAGCATATCGTTTTGCATCAAATGCTAAGTCGCTTCGCCCATTTTTTTTCGATTGCTTATAGTATTGACCGGTTGACGAATCATATTTAGTAAACTCTTTTTCTCTCGCATCTCTTGCGTACCGTTTTTCACCGGCAGTTGTAAGACTTCCGTCTTTATTCTGGTATCTACGGACACCCCATTTCATACCTTTCTTCTGCTGTTACTTCTGGAATTATAGTTATTAAGATTTTTATCAATTCTTCTGTTGATTTTCCGTCATATTCTAATAAAGCAAAGTCAAGAATATTTTCCAACAAATCCCAGTTCCAATGTTCATCAATCGTTCCTGGAAATTTTTCTTTTATGTATAACATAAAGCCATATTTATTCATTATCATTTCCTCCTTCAATAACAGCCCTTATATACCACGCGATTAAATCCAACTCCATATACACCAAGCTATTAATCCACCGACAACCGCTATAATATGCCCCCATACCCAAACACGGTAAAATATACCAAGAATTTTCTCCCAGCACCAACCATCGTAAAGTGACTTGGCGTACGCATCCCCGTTCTCAAATATTAGAGCCCATACTAAAATATAAAAGCCACTGCCTGCTATAATACTTAGAATCCGACCCATAATCCTCAATTCATTCATCACCGTAACTCCTGTAAAATCTTTTCATACTGTTTCTGTTTCTTCCTATAATAAGTACTGAAAATATCAATGGCTTTTTCGCGATCTGGTTTACTAAGCCACAATAGTGCATGATCCGCATCCTCGTATACTTCGCCCTCAAAACTGGAACAGTATACAAATATATCTGATAATAAATATATTTGTACCAACCCTTTTCTACCAAAAAAGAAATGAGAATCTAAAAACCCACCATACTCCTCAACATGATAGTCTGTACACACCATATATACGTATATTTTCTCCATAAAATATAAATCCCCTTTCACATCCAAGCCCAAATTACAGCTGTGGTAATTCCAATAATATGAAGTATAAACCAAACCGTATAGAAACCTACTATACAAGGCGAAGCATCATCATCCATATCACTAAGTCTATCAGCGAAGTATTTCCAAATAGCACCGTAAATATAGATGCCAATCACAACGGTGGCAATCTGTATTCCCAACTTTATACTATCCATAAAAATATCAATCCTTTCTGAAAGTTATTTAATCAATTTCTCATGTAACCACAACACAAGCTCCTCAATTGTATTACCTGTTACCATTTCAAAACTACCGTCCTTGAGTTCTGTAAATATCTGTTCGGATTCATATTCGTCTATTAAATCCGCCACGTTCAAATTATCAATGTTATTAACTTTGAGAAACGATCTAATTTCTTCTTTTAATTCATCTTTCATAAAAATATCAAACCTCCAGTCCGTTGCAAATGTCTTCCAAAATACACATATCAGTATAATAATTCTGAAGCTTCGAGAACATCCTTATGAATCTATCTCTCTTATATTCATGAAATAGTTCAACAGCTTTCTTCTTATCCTGTTCTCTCAGCCATGCTGAATTCAGATATACAACACCCTCGTTAATAGCGACATTCCATTTCCAAGAACCATCATCGCTCTCGAAAATATAACCGCCCTTAGTAACTGATGAAAAGAAATACCAGTTCTCTTCAGGAGCACTTATACGACCATGAAATTCTTTTACCTCACCATCAACAAATCTGTACAACCACGCTTCTCCTTTATCTATGTATTTCATAAAAATATCAATCCTCCAGTTCAATGTAGTATGGACAATCAATACATCTCTCAGATAAATATCCCGTCATCCATGTACCGCCTACCCATCCGCAACAATTTTCAAATATAGCATAGCCCTCTTTTTCTCGCTGAGTGTAACATACGTCGTATGAATATCGCCTTTTAAGACTTTGTAGTAATTCTTTTATTTTTCTGTACATCTATCCCCATTTCCTTTCTAACCAATTCTTCATGCAACAGTCTCTCGAAAATATCACAAGTTTCTATAAATTGACTTGCTAATATAATAAGCTTGTCAGAATCAGGACAAGAATGCGATGTTTCTCTAAATCTTTTTCTAATATCCTTGGATCCGTCAAGCTGATTTCTCAATTTTGGAAAATCACCGTTGACATATGAACTTACACACTCGTTCAACATAGCATCTCGTTTATTCATTAAATGAATCAATTCTGTATCTTGTGAAAATATACCCATATAACACCATCCTTTCTACAAAAATAAAAAGAACAGGAATCTAAGTGCATTTAACCTTAAATTCCCATTCTTGAAATTACTCTCCTTTACTATGCTTTACTTTAACTTTCTTTACTAATTTATCTGCTATAGGTTTGGTTATCATCCCTATAACCATTCCACCGCCAAGTATCAATGCACCTTTAATCATACCTTTACGGTACATTTCGGCACCAAAATTGATCAACGCAGTTTCGTGGGTTTCGAATAATTCACCAACCTCCTTAGTATCGTCCATAGTCATAATTGTAAATTTTGTCATAATAAACACCATCCTTTCATAACAGCCCATGATTATCCCGCGACAAAAAAAAGAGTCCAAGCCGTTTCCGACCTAGACTCCTTGAATCTGAAAATATCAATGTTACTTCTGGTTCTTACCGCCACGAGTTTCTCTTACTGTCTTCTTTCCATCATAATATACGATTGTGATTTTCATGTGTCTCACCTCCATTTAAGTGAAATCCATTCTACCACAAATATAAATTAATTCAATACTTGACATGAAAGCCGTTCTCAGATACTTTCAAACAGAAAAACAAAGGGGCAAGTATATCACCCCTCTGAGAAATTACTGATGAATGTAAATCTCATAAACATCGAGATTGTCATTATCATAAAGGTCAACATTGAACTTCATACCCATGCATTCAAATGGATAATCTTCATATTCCTTCTCGCCATTTTCGAGCAATAACGTAGTAGATCCTCCCTCAGGAAAACCTATAGTTATACCCCAATTAAGCGGGTTTTTAATGAAGTTCACTTGAAGCATAAATAATTCTCCAGTGTTGTCAACCTCTAATCCGATGTTTACGAAATCAGATTTACGACTCACCTGAATTCCTCTAATATTCTTGTTCATACAAAATCCTCCTTTGTTTTATTTCATAACATAGTAGGATTCTAACGCGATTTTCAGTAACCCCTGTACGGAGGATATCCCTCTACTTTATAGAAATCCATGGTACCATTCTGGAAAAGCTTCTTGGTTTTACATCTGCCGTCTGGATACTCTTCTGGATCGGGAACATCACGTTCACATCGCTTGAAATATGGACAAGTAAGACATTCATGTAATCTTACAAGATCATTTCGATATATTGTTAATTTCTTCATAAAAATATCACTCCAATCTCTGACCGCATTTACTGCAGAAGTGATCAGTAATGTCTACTATATGAAAACATTCAGAACAACACAATTTACCATCGGTACTAATTTCCCGTTTCGGGTGGTTATACCTTTCTCGTAGATCTGAATATTCTTTTAAATTAGCGGCATTCAACGTATGAGTTGCCCCATGCTCAAGAATATCAATATTACCATCGTTATTCAGAGTCATGCCATGAATCGGTATGTCATATATAGCTTTCTGTAGCACTATCCGGGCTTCGTCAACTAATACACCGTGTTCTCTCATGTGTTTATTATCAAAACATTTACGTCCAGTTATAATTTCTCTAATAGTGACAGGATACGGAATATCATATCCCATATCTTTAGCCTGTTTAAATATCACATTGGCCTGTTCGATAGTAGCCACCAAAATATAGCTACCAGTTTTAGCCGACTCCATAATCGTTCTCGTTGTTTTTCCACTACGTCGTGGACCTATTGTAATTTTCATCTTAATTCTCCTTTTTAAATATAACTATACCAATTTTCTACCACAGTTCGGACAGTACTTAATCCGAATATCGACCTGAGCGATACTACCGACACCTGAGACAGGATATAAATCAGCCTGCAGTATTGGTTCATCTTTATCATTTTCAGTCAAGTATACTAATAAACCCATCACACCTGAGCTTTCGCCTATTCCAATTCCTACCCCACCAATAATATTTACCATCTCCGAAATATCATCTGTAACTTACTCTCTTTTACAAAAATTACACATGCTCATATCCTCCTTGAAATATTAATAACATAACATATAACATATAACATATAACATATAACTTAACTTAATCGTAAATATAAGGCAAAAAGAAAGAGCCCTAGTTATAAGGCTCAATCTCCTTTCTGATATAAGATTTGATTCTTGAAATAGTTTCAAGTTCATTACACAAATCCTGTTCTCTCTTATCTAGCATACTCATGCATTCAGCTAGATCTTTCTGTTCGGATCTGATTATAAATGCTTCCATAGTCCCAACCGGCATATCAAAGACAAGTTCATCTAACGACTCAGGTTTAATACCATAGCATAAAGGTTTCTTTACGCTATTACTAAGCCGATCGTCAAAATCCCATTCGTCTTTGGTAACACCATTAGTAATGAAGGCTTTTAATTTCCCTTCTCTGATCCATCTACCCACAGTAGATCTTGACACCTTTAACAGGTATGCTACCTCGCCTATAGTGTAATAATCTCTCATAATAAATTACCTCCTAAATTATAATCTTTTATCATAACAGCCCATGATTATCTAGCGATAAAAAAAGGAACCCAGGCATTACGCCCGAGCTCCCATAACATACTCTACAATTTTGTCTTCATCTCCTTCCTTTATAAGGCTACGTAAAATATTTTCATTTACGGATGTTTTCAATGTTTCATAACCATCGTAATCAGTGATATGATAATCATATCGCTCATCGAACTCCTCAATATAAAGAGCTGCGTAATCGCTGTCTGCTTCCTCTCCTAATCGTTTTATAACTTCGATTAGAATTGGATCGCAACGATCGAATCCGTATCTCGTAATCTTGTTTCCTCCGAGTTCACGATATAATTCAATTGCACATTCTGATAATCCAAAACACCCATAGCATCCGTTTAATACTATTTGTTTCATAATCTCGTCCTCCTATAAATGAATATTTTGTATAGTTTTCATAATATAGAAGGATTTTACCGCGACTTCTGATAACTTCTATACTGTTAGAAATCTATAAGACATTCTCAAAATTTTCACTATCAAATAACCAATTAGTAACAGTCTCCATCGCCCGTGTAGAGTCAAAGGTACTACCAGCGGCTTTAGGATGACCACCACCTCCGTAATTATGAGCAATTTCTGTCCCAAGATTAATGTCGTCACGAATACTACGATATGATACTCTGCCGTTGGAAATATCAATCATAGCAACATAAGCCAGATCTGGATTCATCTCACACAACTGATTACCAAGCTCACTGAAATATCTCTCAGCAAATACAATACCATATGAATTACCCAACTGGTCTGTAAACTGCTTTATCTGTTTGGCTTTCTCTTCTACGTAAATATCAATGTCTTGCTGCTTCTGATCAAGTAAGAGCATATCTGTTTCTGAGAACCATTTGTCCTGATGTAATGGTGAAGTGCCAAACATGATACGCTTCATAGCCCAGTCAATAAATTTCTCCCTGCCGTAAATATGGAAAAGATCGTTCATCTGTTTGCTGATAAGTCCTTTATCGTCAAGTTCTTTCCACCGCCATGTATCATAATTTCTCACAATATCGACAAACTGTATTATTTTCCCTCTTACATCTGGAGTGTAGATATTGAGGTATTCCAGCCATAAAGCAAAAACACAAAACAGCTCTGTCCCGCATGTCTTGATGATATTCGACAAATATATATCTTCCTTTATCATACACCAATCGTATTTATTCAAGAACAGTGCTGTACCATGATGATCGAACAACTGTACTCTCCGGTCTACTCTATCCAAAATATCAATCATGTTAGCTACTGAATCTGAGACAGAAATATCGGTGATGAAAATATTATCATAACTTCTGTATAAACTGTCATCCTCCATGAATACCTCTACTTTATCGTCTATATCGTCATAGTTACAGTATTCAACATCTACGTTCTCTTTTCCAAATGCTAAATATGCCAGAACAGCACATCCAATACCGTCTAAATCTGTGTGTGTAAATAATTTAACTCTCATAAAAATATCATTTCCTTTCTTATTATAATACAGTCATCGCAAGCAACCGGTAGCAAATAGTAAGTGATATGATCAGCCACCACTCCCAGTTCGAAATCGAGTAACCCATATGAAAGAGCACCATAGCTTCAACCAGGACTAATGATCCATCGCATATAGATTTCAAAACCATAGACAAGTCCTCATTCATCAGTTTCGGAATATCAATCTCTTCGATCTTCTGTGGATCACTATAGTACTTATACAAGCTACGAAGTTCTCTTTTTGCACCCCATTTTGTATAGCACGGATTAGTTACGGTATACCAGGAGCCAAGCAAATCATCATATTCTTCCCCGAACCAGCAATGAAAATGCTCGTTATACTTCACTCTCAATCTCATTCCTGCTCCTCCCGATCTTTTTCGATGTAAATACGAATATTAGAATCTTTGCTGATTGTTCTAAGCTTGTAAACTTCAGACTGTAAAATATCATCTGATAATACTTTTAACGCTACGTTGACTGTTGACGAGAAACGACGATTTGGTGTAGACATGATAATGACATCTTGTGTGAGGGGTATATATTTCAAAATATCAATAACTTTAAGAGAGTTGGATTTTGTCTTTTCTTCCTCAATGATGTCAGCCTCTACATTAGCAAACATAGCCAGCGGATCCAAAACCTGCTTTGTATAAAACCATAATGTGTTATTGCAGGGAACTCTTGGAATATTGGTGCACCTTACTTTCTTAATAGCTTTTCCATCCTTGTCAAGCAATTTCAAATATGTAGTACCCGGCTCCCAAAAATCTCCATCATAATATGCGTCTCTGTGATACAATAATGCCTTATACTCCTTAACTGTAGTTCTATCTTCTCTAATATAAGCCCATACTGTCCCTTTACATTTCATAATTTAGTTCTCCTTTCCAAAATAAAAAGAGAAGCCCTTAATTAGACCTCTCCTATCAGTTAGATTTTGCTAATGATAATTCCATGAAAATATCAATCCTCTATTGTCTTCTTTCTTGGTCTACCTACTTTCTTCTTAGCCGGTTTCTGATTAGTATATGAATTTCGAATATCTGTTACTTCGTTTCGTAAAGCATTGACAGTATTATTAAAGTTTTTACGAATATCCTCGTAAGACATTTCCATCCACTCTTTTCTCTGAGCACAATCTTCCGGACTTCCCAACCTGGTGTACTGTCTATATTCGAATATCATCTTTTCTAAAGCTGCTCGTTGCTTTACAGAAGATAAGATACAGCCAATTTTCTCTACATCTTCCATTTCCTCAAATGTCAACATAAAAATATCATCCCTCCTGTTCTTTAATCACTGCATCTAATAAGTCACGTAACTCTCGGATCTCCTCAAAAGACAGATGAGCAATATCCCATTTTTCACCATCTTTATAACATGGATCTTTTATCGCAATACCTATAGGTTTGTCTGTTTTTATATTATCCATATAGCCCACACGAATATTTAATGTTGCAAATAATCTTTTCATGATCTCAGTCCTCTCTTTTTATCCTTTATCCATCTATGCAGTTCTTCAGTTGTGATAATATAACCTGGTCTTTCCCAATGCAGGACATATTCAAAACTCGGTGAATGAGCCATACCAAATAACACTTCGATCTTATACAACCAACTGTTACCGTTCCATTTGGTCCATTCTTTCCATAAACGAAATCTGGATCTCATAAATCTCATAAAAATATCTCACCTCCATAAAACTCTAATTATTCTTTATATGTAATCTTACCATTCTGATAAAATACCGGTATTGTAAAATTACAAATACGCTGTCCACATTTCGGACAATACTCAGGCTCATAATGGGATCCTTCCATCATATATGGTGTACGAATTTTTCTCCTAAGTTCATATTCATTAAAATCCGGATCATACTCAAAAGACTTAAAAATATATCCGCATTCACATACTGGTTTAAATTTTACTGTAACCATGTTAGACACCCCTCTTTTTTAGCAAGCATTTTCTCTTTTTAAGGTCTTCATCGCAATTAATGTAGAATCAGCCAGAAATTCTAAAAAATTTTAGAAGAGTTCGTTTGCTTTATTTTCCGAAAATGAAAAAGAGAAGCCTATAATTAGACTCCTCTGCTGAATTAGATTCTGTTAATAATAATTCCATCAACATTGAACGTTAAAAATGCTGTTGCTATTTTGCCTTTCATAAACATCTCGTTTTTATTGTTTAAATCGAGACCGAAATCTACATGTGAGTTCTCATCTTCATAGACCCATCCAACTAACTGACCAATTGTAGTTTTTGGAATACCAAGGTAATCGTAGACCTCATTTAAGAACAAATGCCCTCTGACCTGCAACAAACTGTCAAAGTATTGCTGTGCATACGATAAAAACATTTTGTTCGCTACTGCATTGTCACGCCACCCTTCACAACTTTCATCAAACCATCTACCATAATCAGTAAACTCTTGAATATCCGTATCTGAGTTCTCTTCGATTTTAACAATCTCAACTTTTCCAATAAATTCCATAAGTTCATCAATAGTAAGTTTCATTTTCGTTACCCCTTTCATGAAATATCATTTATCTACTTCATAACAGCCTATGAATCATCCGCGTTTCTGTCCTATTATATTGCGATCCTCATATTTTCCACGAAATATAACGTATACTTTACTCATCGTACATCTCCTCCTCTGAAATATCAGCACATGCTTTATAACACTCTGTAAGATATGTTCTACAAATACATTCCATATATGAACTTGCTTTGTGTAACGCCTTGACCATTTTCTTGTCATAATACGTGTTTCGAATTTTAACTTTATTATTATATAAATCTGAAATAACTGAATCATCCATAAGCGGATAACTTTCACCGATAAATATCGCAGCATAGCCATACCCAGCTGCAGCAATTTGATTAAGCAATCTTCGTAATGTATCAACTGTAAATTGTTTTTTCATATTTAAATAGTCTCCTTTCCAAATATCTTCCTATACTCATCTGCCATTAATTGCATAAAAATATCAGATCGAGATTTACCGGTTTTCCTGCTCAGTTCCGATAACATATACAATTCATCTTCGTTCAACCGTATCCTAAGTCCATGCCTCTTAGCATTTGGTTCTTTAGGACGTCCTCTTCTTCTAGTCAAAAATATCAATCCTCCCATTTTGTAATCTTATCTAATGTATTTGATAGTTCGTTTTCACGGACAAACATTTCGGTAACTAACTTGCCCTTTCTCATCGACTACTATATTATTTTCTAATTTATTTAATCGGATCATCTCCCTTTTCTCATCAGGTGTTAAAAGATTCGAATGTTGCAAGAAATTAATAAGTGGTAAATTAGAATGTTTGAACAGATAACCGTATTCTATAATTATATCTTTTCTTATATCCGGCTCATTTTTATCTGGATTTAGATGCATGAAAGCCAAAATATCAAGAGCGCATTGGTCGCATAAATCAGCTGATAAAGCAAATTCGCATCTATTTAACTCACATATACGCAGTTCTCCAACCTCTTTTCCTTCATACTTACATCTATTTTTTCGATTTGGGGTATAATACTTACCACATCTATCACATTTCTTAGCATCGCTCATATTACTCACTCTCCTTTCACAATATCTGCTATTTATTGGATATCCAATAAATATAAAAAGAAGAGCCTAACCATTTAGATTAAGCTCTTTTCTGACTAAATACCTGTCTCCCATTTTTGAGGTCTATGTGTTTCCTGATTTAAAGGCTCTCCGATGCAATCACGGCAGGGTCTTTTATTAGCAGGCATAAAATAGTACCGGCAAGTTTTACAGTATAGACCAAAATATAAATCTTTTACATCAGTGTTCTCCAAATGCCTTTCACCACCTTTACCATGTGTTTGGTGTATCAGTCGCAATAGTAAGTATTCGTAAATTCCTGTCATAGTGATACACCTGATTGGATAGCCGATCTTCCAAAGGTACTTCGCTTACATTTATCTTAGCCACCATTAGTGCAAGGTCTTCAGGGTTACCCATTTCTGCTGAGATGACAACAACTTCGTGAATACTCGATGGAAGAATATAAAGATTGCTTTCCATTTTTTCTGCCAATTCGTGCAATTCATTTTCATAAAGAATGGAAGAAGCCCCATTAATACATGAGGCATTCGAAATTATCCACATATTCGGTTCTGGAGACATTCTATCGAGTACTTTATTTATAAAATCTTCAGTCATCCCCATTGAGAGAAATACTTTACGCATAGCATCATTTATGGTTTTAACTGTAGGTGGAAACAATCTTCTTGTATTGTTTTTAGCACATTCGAATAACTGCTCCTCAGTCATTTTTAATTCTGTTGCAAGTCCCTTGGTAATCGGTATTGCCTGAAGTCCATTTTTATCAATCTTAACCATTATTTTGTATATAATGGTTAAATCACGAAATGGTCTGTGAGGCATACTGTTTAATAATGATTGATTCTGCTCTGTATTTATAAGCATGAAAAATATGTTATCACTTGCATTTGCCAAAATATCACTCACGTTTATACCCAAAGCTTCATTATACGCCCGTGCAATCACATCACATGCTGCTGTCAGGATAGTTTCTAAATCAGCACCATTCTGATAATCTTTATACATATCATTAATATAAATGGTTGGAAATGCTGAAGTATTGTCATCTTTGACACCAATAGCATCAAGCGTGCTGTTTACCTTTTCAACCTGAGAGATTAAAGGTTCCATATCTTTAAATTTGTCCGGCATATAATTCATGAAATTTTCTTTTACAGTTTTTTTAAATTGTTCATAGTTCATCATAATATATGTCCTCCTTTTCAGTGTTAAAAAGAAAAAGAGCCCTTAAATAGAGCCCCTCATCATTTTAGTTATCCTCAACCTTTCTCTCCTTTCTTTAATAAGCTTGGTCCGTATTTCATTGTAAATAACGCACACAAAAATTGGACACATAGGTACTATTACAGTCCATTTATCGAGATCAACAAATAATAATAATCCCAATATAAATACCTCTGTAAATAACCCCAATGCTCCAATTAAGTTAATTGCTGCATCAATAATTTTAATCATAGTGTTACTACCTCCTCTTATTATTTCATAACAGCCGTTGTTATGCTCGCGTATGATCTCATTCCTCTGTTTTAAATATTTACATAAAAATAAAGACCTAGTTCAAAAACTAAGCCTGTTTCTTCTATATAAATATACCCTCGCCAGTATCTTTCGTTCACAAGATATACATACTTGTCTTCCCTCTGGCACATAATCACCACATACAATACACTTATCTTCCATAATACTTACCTGCTCTCTTCATATCTAAGCGGTTTGTGAGAATATACCCGTGCAGGTTCTGATAAACATTCATTGCATGGGTTTGAATCTTCCGCAACACTACTATGTTTACAGGATTTACAGTATTTATCAAAATATACCTCTTTCATACCAGTACTGTCCATTGCTATTGCCTCCATATAAAAATAAGACCCACAAACTAATCAAAGTTCATGAGTCTTAATGTGAACAAATAGGTCACTTATTCCATTACATCAATATTTTTAATTTCTGGTGCAGTGAACTCGATAGGATTTCCGAAAATATCACTGTCGTCGATCTTCTTAAGATTTATAAGAATAATCGCCTCAATTTCTTCCGGTACATTGTCTTCAGCATCGATATATTCATCAACAACGCCTTCATACTCTATTTCATCGATGTCTGTGATTCTTATTTTTCGTCCTACCAATTCTTTTAAATTGATCATAATATACCTCCTTTCATTTACGCCGGATATACATGAGAACCCGTTTTTGAATATGCTATAACTCCCCTTTTAGTCTTAGTTTCATTCCCGTCAGTGTCTGTATGTACTCCTATGAAATTATCATCTACAAAGCGTTCTTTGTTAGTCCAATTACCTTTTCTATCTAATATTGCTTCGCCTTTACCACAATGCTTGTCTACTAATTCCTGAGCATACTCACACCCACCATTCAGATAGCTTCTACCTGCAAGATGATCCAGTTTAGTATGACGTTTCTGCTTATCCACATTTATCGTAGTTTTTATTTTTCCCGAATCAATGGCTTTTTGTATAATATTAATATTACCACGATTCTTATATTTATCAATAGGATATGGTGGACCATTTCTAACGCCCCACTTCATACCGGGTCTACCCGAATGCTCTATAATTCCACGTTCGTCATCCAGCTTCCACTTTATCTTCTCCAGAATATTTTCAACGATCTTCTGGGTCTTATCACTGAGTTTCATATAATCTTTCCGCTCATCATACCAGTCAAATATCTCATACAGATTACCGGTCTTCCAACTGAAACTCCACCAATCACAGATCATTTCAAGAATATAATTATATGGCATATCCATGATCGTTTCTGCTTCTTCCGGGTCGTCATGATGAAGAATCCAATACTGCCAATGATGAGGGTTATTGTGAATATGTATCAGCCAAGCATATTCGTATTCTTCTACTACCTGATGCGAACGATTCCCACCGTAGAAATATGCATCATACGGAATATACTCTTCAGGATCTGTTTTACTGGCATCGTGTGCAAATCCTATCTGGTGTACCAGTTCTAACTGATTTTCTTCAGGAATCAAAGTCGGCAGATTGTCCATAATCCAGTAGAGTGCCTGTCGAACCGCATTCTTATGCTGCTCCAAATATAAATCGTATTCTTTACTCATTTCCTGCCTCCCTGTTTTTCTTTTCCAACCTCTTCTGAAGTGCCTCTTCTCTTTCAAGTTTTACATCAATTGCTCGGAAAACGTCACTTTCGTGAATATTAAAAATGGACTTCAGGAATTCCAAGCAAATATAAACATCTGCCATTTCTTCCAAAAGTCCAACCTTATCTCCAGAACCACGAATCTTCTTACTTACCTCCTGCTGTAATTCTGCAAGCTCCTCCATAGCGACTGTACACTTAGTCTTCCAGTGACAGTTCTGAATACTTTTCTTGATAATATTATCCCGCTGCTTGTCAGAATATCCAGGGTTTTCTTTTAATTCTGCTATAAATCTTTCTCTATTCACTTTCTTTCTCCTGTCTGTCACAAATTTCGTTATACTCTTGAATCCATTCAGTAGGAACAAATTTACCATAGCAAATATAACGCTCGATAGCATCTCCGAGATCATTCTTACGCTTTTTATCCCACGTATCACGCGGCATTACACCAAGAGGCGGTTTCTTAGGTTTCTTATCTGACAGTATATCGTTAGGATGCTGATGCGATTCATATAAATATATAACGTCGTCATGGTTTAAATTGCCATTAACGGCATATCGCGTAATAAGTTGTTCCAGACGTTTCTCATCCGGATGAGCTAACTCCCAAATAATAGCTCTCAATTTATTGCATCTGTTTTCCAAAATACCTTCTCTATTAATCATCTTATCAATCATCTCTACCCCCGCTTTCTTCCAAATGGATATAATCTCGGTAATGGACGCCAAGCTAAAATATCAATACGATCACATTCCGAATCAGTGAATACACGATTATCTTCAATCGGTGCTCGGCAGGCTTCGTATACCTTATATCCATCAAACACGCTCTGTCTTCTAGGGTTATACCATTTCTTATCCCACTTACGAAAATATACTTCCATGACCTTAGGTGTATTCAGTCCTGCTCCATGAGCCGCTGTACAAATATACCATCCGTCTTTCTTCGGCTTCATAAGTGGATATGGATGCCAAATATGTAACATACTGATCCTCCCCTAATTGAATTCGTAATTTTCAGCTTCATTCTGATATACAACGATCTTAATTGGTTCGCCATTGCTACCATCATTCTTGATATGAATAATGCCGTCGAACTGCAGATAATTGTTACCCTCAGTATCTACCATTGTAAGACTGCCATCTTGTCTCTTATCAGGAATATCAATAGTCAGTGGTTTTAATTTTTCTGTTTGTTTATCTTTATTTTCTTTACTCCCACAGCTAGCAAGACAAAATACAGCTGTGAAAATAAATAAACCTGCTATGATTTTAATTTTCATTATCTTTCTCCTTAAAATATGTGATATAATACCAGTACGGAGGTGTATTCTATGAATTTAACAAAAGATGAACGATATATCCTTTATGATTGGATTGATCGCTACGTATCACCGATTAAAAATACCAATTACGATATAAACACATCTGATCTACGAAAATCATTCGTATTATACTATGTTCATGGATTCTATATAAGTAACAATGACATGAACGAAGCTCTATGCAACAAAGGATATAGACCCAGTAATCTTTAGAATACTCCATACTGGGTATTTAATATTTCTAGTCGATGCCGAGCTCTACAAGAATATCATCTACGGGTATCAGGTGCTCAGCATCAATGCGACCCAAAGTATGAATAATGCGACATTCCGCATCAGTTGATGTCATTACGTAAGGGTATCCTAATCTGGTGAGTATCGCTTCTATTGTCGATTTACCAGAAGTAGGTACCCCATCCAATATCACCCATCCCCCGGCACGTATTGTATGTATAATTAGACTTAATCCATCTTTTCCACAACAGTCTTTAATGTACTCTTTAGCTTTCTTGGGTATGACGATACTTCTCTGCTTCTTAGTTGTTATCGGAAGTCCATTTGGTCCTGTTTTCATATATCCCATTTTATTTCTCCTCTCCTGTAATTAATTCTGAATATGGTAAAGTCTCAATCCACTTACAGAACTCTCTCCATTCATCCAACTTATGATTCTTCCTGCTATGATACATATTAGCCAGAACCCCATAGTTTAACATAACATTACGAGTCTGGTTATAACTGCTCGGAAGAAGCTGAATCATCTGCCACCAACAGTCTTCTTTAGTCGGAACATAAGTATCGTTCCAATCGCTATTAGCGAAATATAAGTTTCGTTCCTCGTCTGAGTTACAGTTGAAAGCATCTCTCCAGAAATTTAATTCATAAATATCTTCTCTAAGTCTTTTAATCGCCCTATTCGTTAAATGATCACAACTGAAATCCTCCAGCGTAAATTCTTTCGCCTGGATTTTATGCATAGTACTTGTGGAATTAGCAACTGTGCCAACTTTGTATGTATCGAATTCATTCCCATTAGTGGACTATCTTTTACTATTGTTTTTTTTTGTGTGATTAAAATATAAAAGAGAATAGACCCAGATTTTACTCTGAGTCCTTGTACAAATACTACTTTTTCTCGACTATTATGTTAGTATCGCCACTTTCATTTTTGTTACGTTTTAAAATATATCCATTATTTTCAAACTCGAGTCTGATTTTTTCAAACTCGTAATCGTCCATCAATGATATAGTTTCTAACGCATCAAATAAATCTAAAACATTATAATCTAACATAAATTGTCACCCCTTTCATAATAGGCTTTGTAATTTTCGCTAACACACAATAATATAAAAACAATAGGACACCATTTCGGTTTTCATGGGATTCGTTTCCTAAAACCCAGCTACGTATCAATAGTAGCCCTACTCCCCCGCCCAGAAGGCATAGGGGATAGCCTCTACAGGTTCATTTCAAAAATATAAAAGAGTTAAGACCCAGCATAATATAAGCCGAGCCTTAACTCCAGTGTTATCCGGTTTTATTTTACAAATACGAATCTATATCTACATCCTTACCGTACTTAAGTGCAAAGATCATCATGTTGTATCCGATTTTTCCTAATAACGGTAACTCGTCATAGTCTGTTTGAACTATTTCGTGTTCCTTATCAATCCAAAAACCATGATTCTCCCATAGTCTTGCTCCTAAAGTTGCCAAAAGATTCATCATAAAATATTACTCCTTTCTATAATAGGAGCTGTAATTTTTGCGTACAAAGAAAAAAAAGCCCCAGATGTTACTCTGAGTAATTCTCGGTTTCGATCTGAATATTTATAGTATCTATAATGCATTCTTCCGTCCACATACTGAATACCTATTGATTTAAGAAATCATCAGAAAGTAATCCAGATACACGCCCCTGATATATTAAATAAATCTCGCATTCATCTTTATCCAATAAACGAATATCATTGGTATAAATAAGCGGTAAAATATCTCTTACTTTTATCACTATTCATCCTCCTCATTTTTTACAATAAAGACCCAACAAGCCTGCAATAGTAAGTAATAACACAAATATCAATATTGCTACTACCGAAATAAATTTATTTTTCTTCATCTTCATCTTGTCACCCCTTTTCCTCACGGTGATGTTGTGCAATGATTTCCGCAATCAGGACATATAACATAAAACTCCAACTCATTCGGACCGGAATTCTTACAAACGACATCCTCTTTTTCATATGTAAATATACAATTGCACTCATTGCATATAATACGTCTTTTATTCCCATGTTCAATAATTTTAATCATAATTACTTATACCTCTTTCCATTGTTTTGCACTGTTAACCAGAACCTGAACCGTTGCTTTCGCCATTTCTTTAGTCCATATCTAACCAGTACGAACTCTCGAATAGCAGGACAAATACTCTGAAATATCAATGTCTTTTCTATCTTCTTCATCCAGTTCACTTAAAACCATGCTAACAATATTTTTATTAGCAACTCTCATCAATCTGTCTGAGGTTTTTATCAAAATATTTAACTTACTATTTTCTACTTCATTTCATAAATATCTAAAATATAATGCATAAACTGCTTGCTCGTAATTACACTGTACCAATAAACTTAAAAATTCCTGCTCAGACATAGCTTTTATGCATATTCTAAGTCTAAACAGGAATATATAAAGATTGGTAACTAGATCATTTAAGTTATACATTGTTCTCCTTTCCAGTAATCAACTCAGCATACGGTAGTGTCTCAATCCACTTACAGAATTCACGCCACTCATCAAGCTTATGATTCTTACGGGATTTATACATATTTGTCAAAACCTCGTAGTTCAGCTCGACGTTAGCTGTAAGATGAAAACCTATTGGAAGTAATTCGATAATTGCTCTCCAATATTTCTTTTCTTTAGTCTCATTAAACATTTTTGCAAGCCAGACTAACGTAGCTCGTACTATATCAAATGTCTCAACGGCTCTTTCTCCCACTTCATCAATACCTTCGTGATCAAAGGAATCGACTCCAAAGCTCATTACATCAATTTTGTGCATTTTTGAACAACTATTCCGGACAGTGCCCACTTTGTATGTATCAAACTCAGCCCACCATGCATGTCCCGCAGTAATTCTCATATACACGGGCATCATTCTCATAAATTTTCTATGATCCGTACCAGTTTTTGCTAACCGCCGCATGAGAGAATGATCGTTCTCACCAAGTTTAAAATATTCATTACCAGTACCCATATTTTCATGACCGGCATAACTGTCACTCTTCTCCCAGCTATTCATCGGATTACGCATTCCTTCAATAATAAATTCCATCTGCTCCGGACTTGTTAATACTACATGTTCTAATTTAATCATTCGCAATATCCCCCAAGTTCAATATTTACGATTTCATCAGCATCGATTTCCAAAATTTCTACTTCAATATCAGATATATCCTCAACAATAGTCATCTGCCCTCTTGCGATTTCTTTTTCGTAGAGTTCCTTGATTATTAAATCTTTAGTCGCTTCTGCTGTATCTTTTTTCGTATAAATACCAAAAATATTTTCGATATAACCACAACCATCATAATAAGTGTTTCCATGAACCACATATAACATCATCAATCTTCATCCTCCATTTTCTTTTTCAATTCATCACGTGCATATGTATATGCTGAATCATTTTCGCAGCAAACAATAGTATCGTGTTCTGGAAAAGTTGTATAACCTTTATCGGAAATATAGGGTTTAAAATAACGACAATTTTGACAATATGGTTCGACAATCACCCTAATCATTATGTATTTCCTCCATTTCTATATACTTCAGTGAATCCGAATATTTTTCGCTACATAACCAATTAGTCCACGGACTCTCAGTCCAGTATTTCGATTTATATACTTTTGTATTCCAGTCGTACACTTTCTGAATAACTTCCGCTTTGGAAACATCTTCATACTCGCTATCGATCGTTTGGAGTTGCTTTGTAAGAGATTCGTACTGCATCTCAGCTTCATAAATGCTTTTATCTACAGCAGTGAGATTGATAACGGCAATAGTACCAATTATAAAACCTATGAACATGCCAACTACCAAACTGGTTACTCCTAATCCGAATAATAGTAAGTTATTACACGTATTGTTTACCACTAATAACATAATTCCAATGATAATTAACGCTACAGTTATCAACGTCCAGATCATTACGCTTCCTCCAGTTCTCCAAACATTTTTTCATAAACATCAATATCGAACCGCTTTAATAAGTTTTTCACCTCTTCTTCGGTCATTGCTCGTCCAACAGTTTTATAATCCTCTTCATATACTAACAGCCAGCGTCCTTTGTCGCTTCTAAAAAGTTTCACCTCTCTGGCATCAAAATATAAACCCGTGAGTGAGCCTTTCCATCGATACTCACATTTAGTAGATATAAGCTTCATTTTATCGGTATCATATTTTAAATTATCAATTACAAACAGCATTTGATGTCTCCTTCACAATTCCTCGAAACTCTACATACTCCTCAGCCAAACTTACAAAATATCTTTTTCCTTTATATTCGACGATATCACCAAAGTAGTTAATATTCATGTCCGGCTGAGAAGCGTACGCCAAGATGTTGATTTTCGTCGTTCTATTCATCTTTATCACCCTCATATGGAATCTGGATAACATCTCCTCCAGGAACTGTTACCGACTGCATAAGTCGTCCAGTATCCTCATCAAAGTAGATGTTGTCCATTGCATGGTCCCACTCTTCGAACTGTTCTGAAATATTGAGACCTTTTTCTTTTCTCATATTAATCAGTTCGTCATGTACAACTCTTCTCCATGCTCTTGCCAATTCCATGCGACTCTGAGCCTTTTGATCTTAATCAAGTGATTTTGAAACTCCCATGATTAATCAGCGACTACACACCAGCTTCGTGCAGATTATCTATTTTTCTGATAATCATTCACAATATCCTCCTAACCTAATGTCTACGATACTATTAGCTTCAACTTCCAAAATACATACTTCAATCTCTGATATGTCATCTATAAAAGTATATTCGCCCCTTGCAATTTCTTTATTATAAAGTTCTTTGATCACAGTATCTTTAGCCGCTTCTGCCTGATCTTTCTCAGTATAAATACCAAACAAATTTTCGATATGTCCATACCCATCGTAATAAGTATTTCCATGAACTACATATAAAGTCATCTAATTCTCACCTTTCCCTTTCCGCAGCACACACCACACTCTTTAGCATCCGCCCATTGATTTACTTCGCCTGTTCCACCACATACCGGACACACTTTCCAAGCTTCACCTTCATTAAGTTTCAATTTTCTAACTATCTGTGCCATATTGGTCAATAAAATAATATCAGGATCGATAGCGTTATACAGAACTTCGTCTGAAATTACAGTAGTATAACCTTCATATCTCGCTGGATCAGTAACACGTATTTCGGTAGCTTTCTGAAACAAATCTCTCCGAACATTAATATCAACACCATACTTTTGACACAAACTTAAAATAATATCCTGCATCCTACGCTTCCTCCAGCTCTCCAAACATCTTTTCATATGCCTCTACATCATAACTAAGTAAGATATTTTTCGCTGACTCTTCATTAATAGCTATAGCATAGGTGCCATTTTCATTTACTATCAGCCACCGTCTCTTACGGCTTCTATAGAGTCTCGCTTCAGTTAAACATCTCATAAGATAAAAACAATACCTGACCTTATCCGACACCAGCTCCATTTTCTCAGTGTCATATTTTAGCTTGTTAATTACAAATATCATGCTAACCACCACCATTTCATAATAACTTTAATCACAGCATTTCATCCCTTCATAAAAAATCAATCCTTTCTAACGATTCCAAGAAACCGTACAGTCTCATCTCTCAAGCACACCCAGTACCGCTTACCACGATAAATAATCTCATCCCCATCGTAGTTGTAATCTTTGTCCGGATCTGATGCCAAAGCCAAAATCATGATCTTCGTAGAGTTATTCATTGTGCTTCTCCTTTCCCAAAATCAGATAAAAAAAGAAAGGGCCTGCAGTTTATAACTACAAGTCCTTTCGGGTAACATGTTTACTTTTTACGCCTCAATATCTTTCTGAGTATCCTCAATTAATTCGTTGAGTTTTCGCAAGGCTGTTTCTTTATCATCCTTATCCAATAACTCCCGAATCTCTTTGAGTGTCCTCAAAAGTTTTCTGCTGAATGCTACAAATTCTTTCATGTTATCTTCCATTTACCTGCCTCCTTTAGCAAACCCTTTCTGTTATGATAAGAGCCAATATATAAAATATTATACATTACTCTTTCATAATAGAGCAAACTTTTTCGCGTTTAATCTTCCAACATAGCTTTGATACTTTCCAACAGTTCGTCACGGTCCTCTTTATTTCTCTTGTCTTTTTCAACAGCGGCATCTAAAGCTTCTTTTGCTCTGAGAATCTCATCCTTGTTGGTAAACAGAGTATTAATAGCATCATATTTTTCCAATGCATCGTCTCGTTTTTTATCAGCGGCTTCTACTTTCTTCAGGCACTCTTCTCTGATACGGTTGATTTTCTCTTTAGTTTCTAACCGTACTTTCACAATCTCAGCCTCAGCATCTTTCTTAGTTCTTTCGGCATCTTTGATTACAGTGTCATTCGCTTTAGCTATCTGCTCAGCATGATACTTAGCAAAAGCTTCGTCATCCATCTGATTGATTTTCAAGCAATATGCATGATCTTTCTCTGTTTCAGCTTTCAATTTTTCTTCCTTCAGCTTAAGAACTTTCACACGTTCTTCTTCCTCTATTTGGTGCATTTTTCTTTCGTGGATTAGCTTATCCTCTTTTCTCTCTACATGGCTGGCAGCCCAATAACATCCAGCACCTGCTGTGAAAATACTGCTTCCAATAATCATCATCCATTTTCCGATTTCTTTAATTTTCTTAGTATTCATTTATTATTGCTCCTCCAATTTAATTTTTGACCACATCTAAAGCAATACCCCTCCGTTAACCAACTAGGGGTGTCTTCTTTTGTAAAAGCTATTGCACCGCATTTAGGACAAATCACAGAGTCATACTCACTCATTTTAACATTTAAAGCTACTTGTTTTTGTGATACATTAACTATTTCGTCGCCCCCAGGACCACAAAAATATAAATACGGAACCAACTCATTGTAAATCTTGTTTGATATCATTTTTCTGCATGTCCAACATAACGGATCAAATAAGCATACCCACCACGACCGTATCTCATCATAAGAAATACGACGATTTGCGTATCCATATGTGTAGATGTCATTAAAAATTCTTCGATTATACTTATGAATGGCGTAAATAATCTTTCTTTGATTCTTGTATACTACAATATTTTTTATCATAAGATAGACAAATATCACATATACAATGTAAATCCACCACATACCCATACTAATGTCCTCCTTTAGTAATAAAATCAACAACCTCCTGCCTCGCTTTTTTGTATCCATCATTAACTCCTAGATCGTAAGCTGAGTCCAAAGAATACAGAATGGCTGCCATATTAGCATTATCTACTGCGAAAATATCGACGTCATATTTCTTAAGTACATAATTTCTTTTTTCTATAAGTCGGATAGCCTCAAATAACTCATCTTTTGAAATTTTTATGGTTGATGTAGTATCAACAAAGGCTTTAATACTTGAAAATATAAATTCTTTTTCGGTTTCTTCATACTTCAACCGCATTTCTTGGGCTGCTCGTTCAATAGCATCTGAAATATAACTCATTGATGAACCGCACTCATCATAGTCCGACTATTTATTTTTCCAAGGTTTGTTAATTGTTGAAGGTGTCTTCATATATCTCATATCTTTCATTACCGTACTCCTTTTTTATAAAATTTCGAAATATAAAAGAAAAAGAGTCCTTCATCAGGACTCCTCCTCTGGTTTGGCTTCTCCTTCCAAAGAACTATTCCTTAGTTTTTCGGATGCGAGTTTCGCTGCGATCATGAACAACAAATTTGCTGTCAGTACCCCTAACGTTACTCCAAATCCCTTTTTAAAACTCTGTTTCATTTTATTTCTCCTTTCTTCTTTTAAGAACCTATCTACCTCTCCATAACAGCCCTTGTTAATCTCGCGTATTAGGATGCTTATATTCTATTGATGTATGTACATACTCTTCTGCAATATTGCGATACTCATCAGGATACTGTGCGAGATTTCCAGAAAACCAACCGGTATAAGCAGTCCATGTAGAACTAAAAAATCCTAACTGTTCCCACTTTTTCAAATATCCAATGCACTCGTCATAATCGATTATGTCTTGTACCAAATCCATAACTTCTTTAATAGTCCATAACCCGCAAAGTACAAACTTAATACACATTCTGAAAAATGTTTTTTCTTTACCTGTCATATAATCACCTCCCATCCCAATTAGCAAAATTCCGCTCATTGAATTTCTTTTTCTGTTTTAATGCCCGCGATATAGCCAGATCAATAGGCGAATGCGATTTAATATGATAGTAATATAAATCAACAAACGGCGTATTTAGCCTATCGATTCGCCCACATGCCTGCAAAAGAGTTTTATAACTGTACGTCTGAGACCAAAATACAATACAGTCTGTCTTGATACAGTTGAAACCCTCAGCTCCAGAACTGTAGTTGACAAGATATACCCACTTCGCTGTTTCTGGAATGGCTTCATGAGCATGTCCGGAATACTCAGCAACTGCTACGTCTTCTCCGTAATAAATACTCTTCAGAATATCACGCTCGTAATCAAATGAGTAAAACACAATCATACGAGGATGATCTTCAAATATCTCCAGTAATTTTACTTGCCTAGATTCGTCTGAATTAACAATTTTTCGAAGTACGTAGCATAATACCGATGCTTGTGGTATTGGTTCCTGTTTAAATGGATCAAATCGAGTTTTCATAACCTCCCTGTATTTAGGTTTGTCATATTCTACCCAAATATCCTCATGATGTGGAATCGTGTGACGTTTAAAATCCATATCAATTAGTATCCTGTCTCTCAATCGAATTAATCGAGTCTCATTCCTATACCCGGTAATGCTCGGATAGCTAGTATAACGAGAATATATAAGATGCTCATCCCTGAATTCAGTTCGGTTTCTGAAGAATCCATTAGCAACAAATACTGTCTCGTAGTCAGCCCAAGTATCTCCAGGACTAGCCGATAATATAATCCACTCATTGTACTTGGCTATTTTAAGAAATGCTTTACACCAAGCCCCTTTTCCTGTAAGCTTGTCTTCGTCAAATATAAAAAAAGCATTCCGTACATTGGAATACTTCTTAATACATTGCCAACTATCGATTACTACCATATTGCCGTATTTTTCTGTCACCTGCGTCTTTTTATCAGGAAACAAAAGAAATGGTATCAATTCGCTTTCCCACTCCTGATCATGTTTTTTCTTTGCGGTAGTGATAATATACAGATCGGGTGGATTTTTTTTCATAGGCTCGTATTCCTTATACCCCATATATCCACCATATGAACTAAAATAATAATATAATGCGGTACGACTTTTTCCACTGCCAGTGCCGCCGTTAAGAATACATCCAGTGAACATGCGGTCTACTGCCTGCAACTGATGAGGGTATAGAAAATCAGTCTTCCTGATCATGTATTACTTCACCCCTGTAATAATCACAAGTATATGGCTTATGATTGAATTGAAACCTCGCTCTCCGTGACACTCTTGAAGTGTTAGACATGTTAGCCCGTTTACGATCTAACATTAATTCGTATAAAGTGCCGTTATTGCCATGCGTCGTATTAAAATTCATTCTACTCATCGCCATATTCTCCCAGTACTCTTAGATTTGATTGTTATACGACCTTCAATATGGAATCCGGATAATTCACATATATTGAATATCGTATCTAGCAACTTTTGGAATTTAACAGTCTCTTCCTCCGCTGCTTTAATAGCTTTATAAGCTGTAGGATCATAATATCCATCACCGTTTTTCTTTAAGTTATCATTCATTCTGCTGTCTCCTAATCCAGTAGTTCTTTGTCAATGATTTGGAAATTAGCTCTATGAATATATAAAGCTTTTCCATCAATCATAAGCTTTGTCATTTTAGGTAAGTCTTTCGGAATTTCCCAATATACTTTGTCTCCGGAATATGCTGTAATAGGCTGACCTAACTGGGACTTAATGACAACAACCCTGCTTTTGCCAAACAAATTCTTGTATTTATTGACCACACCAGTGATGCTAGTCCAATCTGTAATATCATTAGATTGACTCAAAATATCATCTTGACTGAATACAGCTTCTGGTTGCAGTCCGCCCTCTTCAAATATACAAGTGTCACCGCAACTCTGAATTTCATTGCCGTCGATATTAACAGTGATGACGGAGGACAGTTCATAATTCGTAATAATATCACCGTTACTGTCATAGGAAGTTGATTTTACTTTATTGCCAGTAATATTGATCTTGTCACCAACGGTTGTCATTACAAGATTTCCGTAGTTATCATATGTACGAATTATATAATTATTACCAACCAAGTTTCCTTTAAAATCGTTGATTGCCGAATCAAGTGCAGCACATCCTACCAGTCCAATCACTACTGTTAGGCAAGCAATTACAGCTATAGTTTTCTTAATTTTTTTCATATTAGTTTTCTTAATTTTTTTCATATTAGTCTCCTTACTCTTCTACGATCTTTACTCTTCCGCGTTCCCATAGATCAGCCTGTAATTTATCCATATCTAATTCGCCCGATTCCCATTTTTTGTAGTAATCGATAACGTATGCCGTGAATTTAGGAATACGATCTGCATATGACTTTTGCCAATAATGGTCAATAAGTACTTCTAATGGTAACGTCAACATGAGCGTCATCGCTGTTCGAACTGCATCTTCCGTTGCTTCTTTTTTTACTCTACTCAGCTCATCTCTGAACTTTTTATTGACCATAGCATCAAGCTGAGCTTTTGTGAGATTATATGTAACTGTCTCACTTTTCTTCTGTTCTCTCTGCAGTCTTCTCATCTCTGCTCTTGACATTGTTTAATTCCTCCTGTTTTGCACATTTTTCAGCACATTCGCACAGTCTGTTTACCAACGAATATACACATAAATAGATCATAAATATAGTTGCTATCATTTGTAAAAAATTGTAAATTTCCATTATTGAATATGTCCTTTCTCATGAGTCTTGTTATATTTAACTTGTCTAATTACTTCTCGACAAGCACTTATTCCCTCATTGAAATATAAATCGGTCGGCTCCGGATTAGTTCGAATCAACCGGTTTAATTCCATCATAATCTGGCAATATTCTTCATCAGTCATGCCTAATTACCTCCTCCTTTTAAAATAAAAAAGAAGCCTTAGTTTCCTAAGAACTTCCCTTTTTTTTTTATTTTATTTGAGATACTTTGACAGTATCTTTTTTTTATATTCCTTTGCGATTTCATATGCCGCATAATCAGTGGAGTAACCGTTGACTAATTTGTTGGCAAAGTCGTTGATTGAGATATCGATTTTGATACCGCCAATAGTGTCGATCTCAGTTATCAATATATCGTTTCTGACCGCTACATAAATACGTCCGACAATTTTCTCCTTTAACTTTTTATGCAGTAATGTTGAAAATATATACTCGTAATCTGCCATAAATATCACTCCTTTCTATAACAGGAGTAGTTTCTACCGCGACATTTTGATTCCATAGACCGGAATCACCCATTTACCATTAAGTTTCGTAGCTCCTGGATACAGGCCTTTTCTGCAATTTATCCTTACTGTAGATTCAGATATACCCAGCATTTGAGATATTTCAGTAGTTGAACTTATTCTAAGCGGTTGATCTTTTAGTTCCTTTTTCATCTGTACAGATTTCTTTTTCATGTCTTCTATAAAATCTGAAATATAAGCATCAGCAGCCTCTCTTGGATTATTCATATCTACAAGACGGTAACCGGTAGTAATATCTCCAATTAACCTAGTATGTTTTAGATGTTTAGGTCCCGTAAGATTCTCTGCTTCCTGCTGGAATTTTTGAGCATCAGTCATCGGTTCATAGCATGAGAAATCAATTAAAAAAGGGTCACCTTTATCTGGACGATTACATCCACATGGATTATTCCAACCGAATTTACAATGATCACACTTCTCGATTCTTGCCATCCTGTTCCATCCTTTCTATAAGGTATCCACAGATATGATTATGCTTACAAGTGATTGTATTCAGTCTTTCCACAAACTTATTACCAGCATACAAACGTTCTGTTTCTACAATCGGATCAAAATATCCACAATCTTCACAATATTCGTTAAGTTTCATCTCTGTTTTCATTATTATCACCCTCATCCCAACTATAATTTACGAATGGATTATCTAAGAATTTAATACAGCCAGGGTCTACTTTAGCAACACACCCAGTCTCTAATTCCACAACCCCGATAGGTTTTTCAACAATTTCTTTGGAATATCCATCAAATTCCCTAACATTAAACCAGCCATGAAATAAACCTTTAAGAATTTTTCTACGATTTATACGAACTTCACAAGGTCTTAATTTATTATCTACTTCAATATTCCAAGCCATTTTACAATCCCCATTCTCCTATTGCCTCGCCAACGGTTCCTGCTGACTCATCACTATCAGTAGCTTTGAAATATGCACCATCCAATTGAGGATACATAAATTCGAACATCAGATAATTAGCAGCATCAACCAGATATTCTGTGTTTTTGGTTTCTTTATACTTTTCAATGCAGAGATCATGAGTTTTTAAAGCATCTACCAGCTTGTCCTTAAAATTGGTTTTTGCTGGACCGTACTTATGAAAGCTCATCTCCACTCTATTTTTTCTGAGCTGATCAAACCTCTCAGAATATTCGTTTTTCATGTTTGGTTCTGCCATGTTATTACTTCTCCTTAACTTTCAAATATAAAAATTCATCACCGGATTCATATACGCCCAAGCCTAGTAATTTAGCCTTTGTGACAACCCGAATTCCGTTATTATCAGAATGACTTATAACACTGTTGTAATAATAACCACCACAAAATATTCTTTCACGATCTTTCATAATCTGACGAAATAATTCATTAGTAGACATAACAGTAGCCCAAATACAATCATCCCGAATATCCAATTCAGCAAACCCTATCACCAATTCTGGATTACCAAAAGAATAGTCCCACACTACAGGATTTTTTTCTGGAATCTCGATGATAGACCCCTTCGGAAATACAAAACCATTCATACTTGGCTTATCAAATATCAATACAGGTCCTTCTAAAATCATTGGCTCCATTCTTAATTAAGCCTCCTAGTTTTACGTTCTTCATATTCTTCCTTAGAGATTTCTGTCCACGACCCTGTTTCATCACCAACTGACACTCTGAAAAATCGATTGATTTCGATACGTTTCTGGTCTCCGTTTTCGTCATACTTTAACGCATATAATATAGCATTCGTGTCATAATCACCATTTTTACGATCCGTTAAAAAATCCTCACAAAATACAATAATAGAAGGGCCAGGACTATATGGCATAGTTATCGGGAACATCTCGTCAACTATTCGAGTTACTAGACCAGAAGTATATGAAACAATAGGGTTATCAATATCCTTGCAGTAATATCGATCTACATCTGTATATTCAACATGCCCGTCATTATATATCATCTTAAACAAAGAAGACATACGTTTGCACTGGAATGTTACATAAGGCAAATCTTTAGATCTGTGGCGTTTGCTCCAAACATCATCTGTATCTTCAATAGGTGTGAGTGGTTTTCCGTCAATCAACCGATTTAAGATATTTTTTGTGAACCCAATAGACATGCCCGAATGCCCGTCCTCACATAAACTCTCAAAAGCTTTTAATGCACTTTCGTAGCAAGCACAACCATAGTCGAATTCTCCTTCTTTTTTATCCGGATTCTCTCTCTTACAAGCAATCTCTACTTCCCTTTTAGCCCATTCCAACATACTCATAAAAATACTTCTCCTTTCAATTCCGTTATCACAATTTCTATGTATTCATCTTCTGTCTTTGACATTAAATGGATATCCAATAAATATAAAAAGAGAAGTCCCTGTGTTAGAGACCTCTCTCTTGCAACCTATTTATGATTAGCAATACGAACTTTGCAAATATCTGCAATAATAGTTCCGATTGTAGCAATACCGGCAGCTACCACCCAACCAGGTACATTAATTGTTTTCTCTCCATTTTTAATTTCCATCATTTTTGTTCTCCTTTTCTAATTCTGTATTGGTATTATTACTTTCGCTTATGTAACGATCTTCACAAATACTGTAACAATTTTCGTGTCCAATAATAACATGGTCAACAACGCGTATTCCAACAATAACGCCAGTGTCTTCTAATCTCTGCGTCACTGCAATGTCATTTGAACTTGGTTGACTATCACCGCTGGGATGATTATGTAACATGATAATATTCGATGCATTTGCTAGTAAAGCTTTTTGAAACACCTCTCTAGGCGATATAACCGAAGTATCTACGCTGCCATGTGATATTTCAAATAATGCAATAAGCCTGCACCTGGTATCTAAACATAGCATGTAAATATATTCTTCGGTTTCATCATGCAAGTGCAGATAGCCCTTACCAAAAGAAGCAACATCGCTAGACCGTCGGAATTGATTTCTAGGCATATCCGGATAATTTCTACTGGATTCTTTTACCAATACTGCTTTTTTATTTACGAGTTTAGTTTTGTATCTGAGAACTCGCATTATGTCACCGCCCTTTCATTTCCCTTACAATATATTAGCCTATTCCAAACACTGGACGAATACCGTAAGTGCTTGTAGCCATATCATTGCTAGCATCGCCATATTGCGAGACTAGAGTATATGTTTGTGCACTTGACAGATTCCGCAACCAATAGTTTGCACCAATAGTCTTCCATTCAGGCACAAGCCGGAACAGTGCCAACTGCTGTGTATCGGATGTCTGCTTATTACTGTTGTCGGTGCAAATATAGGTCCCATGCACCATTACTTCATTCATGAGATCCACGGACACATTTATCCAAGTTCCATCGGAAAACATCCTATGTGATATCAGTATCTTTTTAAATACGTCCGGCAGCGAGTTAGCTATTTGATTTAACCGCACAGTTTTCATCGTCGAACTTTTGTAGCCGCCTGATGTACTGTTGCTTGTATGCATCTGTCCGCTCCCTAACGCAGTATCCGGGACTATTAATATATGGGGTTTTTGTACTGATTCTTGATAACCTACACCTTTCCAGTAATTAATGTCTGCTATCCGATATCGCAATCCATTTATCTCCCAATAGTCACCGACGTATAAATCGTCAAAGCTGCCATCCCGGATTGCTGCCAGTTGCTCATCCGTGATAAATTCACCCAAATTCTTTCCTCTGAAGACATTTCTGTGCATATAAGGATTGTCAAGTAGTGACTTAAGTATTGCTCCGATTGGTATTGTGTTGTCACCATAGTGCACTATTACATCACCTGCATACTCAGCGTTGCCGTCCCAATCGACTGTATGTATGTTTTTTCGGTTATTAGCGTCTGTGCCTCCACCTACAATATGGGCATACTTGCCATCTGCATCCTCCACATTGTACTTGCCCTGTACGTGCTGGTACCACCACCCTCTGCGTGAGATGCCATCCCATTTGCTATACTGATAAGTCCCTCTGCATGAGAGCATTTCCCATTGGCTTCCGTGGCGTAATTTTCAGCATTTGACATGTCCGCAGCAGCTTTTGAATTGTATCCTGATGCATGGGAGTAATTACCTGTCGCATACGTATTATACCCCTCGCTATGTGCTGCTTGACCACTTGCCGTAGTACCGTAACCCTCTCCGTGAGCATATTTACCTGATGCAATCGTTCCTGCACCACCTTCTGCATGAGATCCACGTCCAGTCGCTTTTGTCAGTTCCCCCTCTGAGAAACTGTACTGTCCAGATGCTTCTACATCATACCCAAAAGCTATACTTTTCTCGCCAACTGTTGTGCCTGTTTTTCGTCCAAAACTAACAGACCCGTCTGCCTCAAGATATTTACTATCATTTTCGAGTTGGCTTACCAGTGTTGGAATAGTAGTACACTTTTCATCCAACTCGTCAATTTTTAGCAACACCTGCGTGATTAAATCAGTATTAACATCTTCAATAACCTGATTGGTATCCATACCTTCGCTAATATAGCAATCTCTATTAATTTCGGAATTCCAACGATTCGTTGAAGCTCCTGACGAATCTGAATGTTTAGCACATACGAGAAACGTAATCTTACCGTTTACATACGCTACGTGTTCACTGATAGTCCAGGTGAAATTAATCATGTTTTCATCATCGGGATCGACAGCAGTGTCAGCAACATGATAACTTCCAGTTTTTCCATCGCTACGTACGTAATTGATATACATAGCCATATCAAGCAAATCGATACCATCCCAATATCGTGGACAATCGAATGTAACACTTTCAACATTTTTGTCATACTGTACACCTAATCTTTTCAGATCTGGTGGCACTGTAATCACTCGATCTTTACCTATAACAATGTGAGCTTCTTCCTCTGGGGATACCGGATATAAATTCTCATCATTCACATCTAGTGTATTTAATAATTCTTCTGCCTTATCCATTTTGATTTATTCCTCCCTCACACAGTAATTAACTTCGAATATGTCCTGAGATGCTTACCTGTTCGGGTCTTTCCTAATACGGCAATTCTGAAAAAACCTCCGTCTAAAGCTTCTTTAGGTATTACACATGTGATGCCGTGTTCTAATATCTGAGGATCATACTCTGTATTCCCTTTACTAAATTGAGCAACTTTCACGGCATTATCCCAGTCACTAGAGAACTCAAATTCAGCCATAACAATATCCCCATTGTCGAGAAGTTCCCTGGGGATTGTGTCATTTTTCAAATCAGATTTGATCAAATTCTCATCTACTTCGAAATTAATTTTTCTTATCATTTCTCTTCTCCTGCTTTTTTGGGCTGTTATTTGTTTCAGGAGTGGTATCAGTTTCCTGTTTCTTCTACATCTTTGGGTTACTGTTTGACCCAGAAACAGTTTCTACTTTTCTTCCTGTTTTAGTCCACACATATTCATACTTATCGTCCGACGACGAATTACCAGCATATGTGCATTTATATACATCGCCTGTATTAAGATCTGTATATGTATCCCCGAGTGATCCTTTCGTACGTGCTACTGGTCTTCCCTGTCCTTTAAGCTGTGCCATGTTTCTTTTCCTCCTAAAATATAATTTTGATAGCCTCAACCCGTATCATTTGCTATCTCTCATGTCGATCTCCCTCAATTCCCGATCCAGACCGATTTCCCATTAAATTTCTTTATCTGATGTATTCCCAGTCCTCAGCGAGAATATCGCCAATACTCGGTACCCACATTGCATGACTGCCGTTAGCGGTCTTGATCTGTAAATATGGATCGCACTTGAAGAGATCCCCTTCCTTAAGTCCCCATGCCTTTGCTGTCTGCTGATTACACGGAATGCCGTCTGGATAACCTTTCTGATAAACAACGAACATATCCTTACCGTTCCATCCAAGTCTGAAGATCTTTTCTCCTGCTTTTACTTTCTCTAATGCCTGTCCAAAATTCATTGATATATTCCTCCTAAAATATAAAATAAAGAGCCTAAGTCGTTTCTGACCTAGACCCTTCTGTCTTGCAATTAATACGGTTACTCTTCCGGATACTCCTCTTCAGCGTACTCTGCTGCGAATCTGTCAATGTTCTGAACTACTTTCATACTCTGCAAATATGCTGTACGATAGTACTGTCCGTTAACCTCTGAATCGTACGGTCTAATATCCAAACTTACTGACGCAATATCAATATCATCGAGCATAGATACTGTATCCTCATATAACTTTCTGTGAGATGCACCTGATTCTACATATACCTGAGGACCTCGATCGTTGAACGCCACCTTTACTGGCAGATAAATAAATGGAGCATCACCCTCTTCTCTTGGAGCTTTAATTTTTACGTTCCAACCGACATTAAAACGATTGAGATCATTCATAAGTGCATTAGCCATCTCCTCAGCACTGACCTCTCGTATGCTTCTTCCAAGGTCTTGTAGATCATATCAACACTCGGTTTGGTGTTACACATTATTTCTTTATTAATGTGCCTTCTTAGGATTGCACGTAGATGTTGCTCATTCTTCAATCCTTCGTAATTTCGCACTTTCTTCACTCCTTTCATCGGCAGTCCGCTGGAAATAGTCGCCACCGGAAGATCGTTACATCTGCTCAATCTTCGTCGTAGCGAACTATTACCAGTGAATACCTTGACCTCCACATCATCTGTATAGATTCTGCTGAGTTTAGTTACGTCGTCACCTGCATAAATATAATGAAGATGAATGCCGTTACCACCCTTACTAACCTCAGCATATGTTGGAGGCCATTTTGATGCTTCCTGCAGATTCTTCTCGAAACACTTGTTACCACTCTCGTCTCTAATGTCAAAATCAATAACAATGTGATTCTCTGGAACCCGCACATAATGTACTTTCGATGTATCCAGATCGGACAGTTTAGTTGTCACGTTATCCCACTTCTGAAGTGGCTTCTCTGAGTCTTCCACCGTCGCATACTGGGCTGGACACTCTGCACAAATTGCATCAAAAATAGAAGCCTGCTCTTTGAACTCAATCAAATGAACCGACTCCTCTTCTTTTTCTTTCTTTCTCCCACCACTCATATCTTCTTCAAAAATATCAGTACGGAATTTACTGTAATAATTTACAAGTTTTGTTCCATCTTCCTGATCGACACGATCTTCGTAATCCCAGAAGTAGTTCTTCAGCTCTTCCTTGAATATACGTTTGGAGAATGGTGTAAATACTTTTGCTTCTTCTACATACTGCTTATACATTTCCCAAGCAGCCTTTAATGATGTCCCGTCCTGTTTCTTAAACACAGAATATGCATCGCACACAAAGTTGTAGAAATCATTTGAAGCACTCATCATATTCTTCGGAATATAATCATCATAGTAATCCGGGTCTTCTTTATATACATGAAGACAGTGATATGCAATTGCTCCCAACTCAAACGGGATCTGTTTGGTAAGTCTACGATATTCCCGAACACCAAGTTTTCTTCCAGACGGATTTACATCAATCAAACGTCTGAGTAAACCAGACTTACCATCCGTGATTTTAACTGGTCTATTAGTACCCACAAACAAGAAGCATTTGAACTTCGACTCATAGATACCTTTAAATTTCTCATTGATCGGCATAGTTTCATGGGATACTAATGAGTTCAGCCGGGTGTTGTCCTCAATCCGGCTTAAGTCACCGTCATGTTGTATTGCTACAAGAGGACCTGACTTAAAAGGCTCCAGAGCAAATGCATTATTAGCCTGTCCGAGAGCCCTTGCTTCAAATGTACAGTAATATCCATTAAATAACTCCTGCACTACATTCAGAATTGTGGATTTACCTGTTCCGGCTGCACCATACAGAACCATGAATTTCTGAATGGTACGAGAATCACCAGATACAATAGAACCGATAGCCCATTCGATCTTATGACGCTCGTCCTCGTCATACAATGTACCAACCAGCTTGTCCCATGCCTCATAAGTACCTTCAACCAAAGGATATGGTAATTTCTTAGTAGCGTAGCTTTCTCGTGTTGTCTCGGTATTTTCAAATATAAGCTCCTCATCAAGATCATGATAATTATCGCGCATCTGCTTTTGACAATACTTGTGAAATTTATCGATGCTGCCGGAATCAGAATCCCACATATGCTTTATGCGAGGTTCTCCAAATATACGTTCCTCGTTATCTCGTACCCAATTGCTCATAGCACGATCGACCAGTCGTACTACATCGTCCTCATCGGTACTCCAAAGATGCCTTTCTTCATCCCAAATAGCATAGAAATCCCGACCTCTTATCATAAGATCCTTGGATTTCTGCATTATGAATTTAGGGAAGACTTCGGTGATCTTGTCTTTATCACTGTACTTCGTCGCTACGGTCATGAAGTCCAACATTCATCCAATGCCCTCCCTTCTTAACTATTACTTCCATTATTAAATTGTTCCTTTAAGTTATTCTATCCAGATACCAGAGCATCTGTGTCCAGGTATCCACATCTCTTAAATCCGTATGAATACCCGGAATAACAAACAATCCGCCAGTTCCGTCAGGCTCATACTCACGATTCAAAAATCGCTCAATAATAAACGAAACTTCCTTCTCATCAAACCGATCATCTGTCATTCCTCCCAGTCCGAGATTATTGATCATCTGCCAAAACCACTGGACTGTACGATTCCCTTTTGCAGCATCATCCATAATATCTTCGCATCGATATGCCAGTCCCATTACCATCTCCAGTACACTACATGGGTCGTTCAGTTCGTAACCAGTGGTTATATGATTTTCATATATAAATGACCACCTCATGCCTTCCTCTCCATCTTCAGCACGGTTGACATCGTCAGGTAATGACCAACGATATTCAATGCTATGCAAATATGATAGCAATTTACGATATGAGATATTTTTTCTAAAACGCCCGCGACACACGATGCCCAGTAACCATTCAAAATATTTTTCTTTTAAGTTACTCATCATACTCCTCATCGGAATTTAAATCAGAGAATGCACGATACTCTTTTAGAATCTCGTAATCTATTCTCTGAATATCGTTTCTTACATAGACCGTGTCCGGATCATTTTCATACTCTCCAAAGTAAGAAGTAACTTCATCTACATCTCCGATCAATTCATCTACATTTGCTACTATTTTCTTGTCATCGTTTGTGACTTCACCGTCAGTCCAATACCAAAGAGTCATTGGTGTGTAATCACAGTCGCAAAACTGTTCAGGCTGGATAACATATGGCCCTTTCTTATCTTCCGCTGTTTCTTTCGGCTCTTCATCAGTAACTGTGTTGTACTGATGTTCTTTGATTACTTTATCAACAGCTTTAAGATCTTCATCAATTTTTCCTGCCTCTTCTATTTCAGCCTTTCTTGCATATGTTTCTTTAACCTGTTCAATTTCATCGTTGGCTACCTTTTCGTAATATTTTTTAGCAAATATAACTGTAGCGGCTGATCCGGAAATAAATCCCAATACAAACGTTAAAATATTTTTATTCATTTTCTTCGTTCTCCTCTTTTTTAATAGTTAGTACTGTTACCGCTAATCCTCCGAAAAACAGACTCATGGACAACAGTACCCCACCTACGATATGACGGCTCTTATTTGTTTTCAGGATACGTGTTATAGTGTTGATACTTTCTTCGATTCGTTCCATACACACCACCCCTTTAATATAGTTACGATTCGAGTATAATGATGCCACCTACAAAGCACATGCCTGACAATGCTGCAAATATCACTGATAAACCTTTTAACATAGGTCACTCCTCCTTATGCATTACTGGAACAGAACCTTTAAGAATATAAGTATTCTCTCCGATTACTACACCTCTAATTTGTCCAAGTCTAAACCATGTATCGACTGTTGCAATACCAACACCAAGTCGTACAGCAGTTTCGTCCATCGATTCAAAACATGAATCAAATACAGACTTGTCTTCAAGCTGGTTCTCCAAAATAAATATAATAATTTCTCTGCCGGTCATATCGGTATCTCCTTTCATACAAAATTATCCCCAACTGATGTATTACACACCAAACTGGGGATAATCGAACATATCTCTATACGGATTTCCTGAATAGCAGGTGCTTAGACCCGCTGTTCAAATTGCGTTGAGAATATCTCCGTCTACATTGAAATCGAGCAGAATAGATCTCTCGTATCCGTTTACAAATCTACGATTCGCTGGATTTGCTATGTTGTAAATGCCAAAGTCTACCTTATCGATGACATTCTTATCGTAAATCCATCCAATTACCTGCCCCTGTCTTGTTCTCTGAATGCCAAGCATTTCATATACTTCATTCAAAAACAGATAACCACGGGATTCCAGAAGATCGTTTGCGTACTGCTGCTGATTTCTTAAGAACATCAGATTGTACTCAGGATCTTTTGTCCAACCAGGGCATGATTCATCGAAGAATTTTGCGTACTCGCTGGACGGGTCGATGTCTGCGATCTCTGTAATTTCTTTTACGGTTCTCTCTTTGCCGGTTTTCTCATCAATTACGGTCTTTTCAACCTCTTCTTTTCTAATGTTATAACGGAGTTCACGATCCAGCTCATTTCCAAAGCGATCAATAACTCTTCCGCGATAATCCTTGAAGTTCTTGTTAACTACTTCATAAGCTGCAGCAAGAGCCACATTACGTTTCTTAAGTACATTGTGACCTGCTAAAATAGCTGTAATCGAAATGGTACCAACTGCAATAGCCGGAGCATACAGTTTAAATAACTTCAGTCCACGCTGCGTATACATTACTGTAAGATCTTTCTGATAATCTTTCTCCGTATACTTATCAGAAAAACCGGTTTCTTCTACATAGTTTTTTGTTTTGGCAATCTGTTCTTTATTTTCTGCCAATACTTCATCAATCTTTGTAGTTGCTTTGCACGCCATAACAGTGGTTACGATAGTGCCTCCGACCCCGGCGATCACCAAAATTTCCGGAGTGTGCTTTTTCATTTTAAAAGCAACTTTATTTATTGCTCTATTAATACCTGCCGGTAATTTAATATTTTTCATAATTTACTAATCCTTTCACACATATTCTTTTACTTTTCTGCCTGCTGCATCTTTAAACTCTTTAATCGAGAACTCTAACTCCTCTAATTCAGATAGCATCACATAGCCCCATTCCCATTCCCAGATGCAACAGTATCCGAATAGTAACCAATCTCCATTTTCCTGTTTTTCTCCTTCAGTCAAAATCCATGTTCCAGGTCCTTCACTGTTGTAAAACATAACTGCAATCTCGGCATTGAAGCCTTTTCCATTTTGAGAAGACAGCGGATGTTGCAGTAATGATTGTTCTATTCTTTTTGTCATAAGTTTCACCATAATGCTACCTCCATTTTGAATTAATCAATAGGCATAGCCCGTGGAAGCTTTAAATAGTAGCCATCATGACCACGCATTACCTCTGCTGTACGCAGATTGAACCATCCGTAGTTACGTGCAGTATACGGTACTGACAGTCCAGCCATATCATACATATCGGCTACCGTAACCAATCCGTAGCCTGATTCACGATCGACCATTTCTCGCATTTGATCCAACACAAGCTCGGCATCGCCACGACTATCGAAGGTAATATCATCATAATCAAATGCATTACCTGGTCTTGCTCTACGCTCATGTCTGTCACGATCTTCATAATAGCTACGATATGGTGGACGACTATCATTTCTGGATCGCTTGCTACCGCCCTCTCCTCCAAATAAAATCATATCTACTACATCAAGAATTGTTTTCTTAAATGTAGGGATCAGGACATCTCGAATAACGTAGGACTTAACGTTCGAGGCATCATCCGAAATAATCATAGATTTGACTTTTCGCATTTCGTTAGGTTTTGTCTTGGCTTTTCCAGTAATAACCTTAGCTACTTTTCGCTCGTTATCTTCCTTGGTGTGTCCGGCTTTTCTATTCATGTCGTATTCTGCCATCGTACTCCTCCTTAATTAACCATTTTGATTTCTCCCGGCAATGTGATTCTGCTGCTCGGAAGCCTGTTGCTTTGCTTTTTAAACTGATATATAAGATTACTCTTTGCTTTCCTAGCCGTTGGAGCTTTAGTTTCACCAGTCCATTCAGACGCAATAATCTTATCAAATAACAGAACTGGCCCTATATATCGGTACAGGTGATTGTATGTGTAATCCTGCATAACACCATCTCCTTGGAAATAAATATGCTCTACTTTCGTAGCTCATCTTGAAAACAAAAAGAGAAACCCAAGTATTTCTACTCGGGTCTCCCCTCTGATTAATAATTACTTTTCTTCTGAATGATTAAGGTTTTCCACATCTTCGTCATCCAGATCAATAACTTCCGATTCTCTTTCTTCCGGCTCAGCATCTTCTACCCAGCCGATATGAAAGTGCCTTTTCTTTTTAGGTTTTCCAGTCTTTTTACCATTCAGCCTGTCGTAAACGACCTTTCCTGCGGTCGCTATACCAGCACCTACAGCTAAAGCTAAAGCAACTACCAAAGCCTTTCCAGAACCACCTTCTGTATCGCCTGAGACTTCATAAGTCTCTGTCACCGGTTCCATCTCATTAGTCATTTCCTCTGTTACTTCTACTCTGTTTTCTTCCATTTTCGTATCCTCCTTAATGAAAATTAATTATTTTCTCATAACACCACATGTATTTTTCGCGGATTAATATAGCTTATCGAATCCATACACTGGACGTACCCGGAAGTCCATTACAATATAAACTCGGTTATCTATCACAATAGTGTCACTCAGCTCAATATCGATTTCGTCGCCCCCGATACACCAACCTATTTCATCAGAAACACCAGTGTGGGGAATTCCAAGTTCGTCATACAACTGTGATAATGAGACATACATCTCAGACCGCATCGCTTTATTCAATTTATTAGCAGCCGCATCCATGGCATTTTTGCTAGATTTGAACGGTTGATTACTCATGGCATCAACAAACCAGGTATCACCACCATCAGCAATAATGATCTGTGCTTTCTTCTCATCATCAATTACCTGTTTAACATGCCCCTCAGCTACTTTCTGCTTGATATCTTTCATTTTCTTTTCAGAAACCACTTCTTCTACTTTATCCTTATACTCGGACAAAGCGGTCTCAGATAACTTATACGCAGAATATAACGCTGCATGTCTACGTGTATGTACTGAATTTGCTCCAATAACACACGCAATAGATGCCCCGCCCATAGCTACCACCGGAAGAAATGGTTTCCATACAGCTTTTATTACTTCGGGTGTTGTAAGCTTAATATTGGGTTCATCTGCTTTACGAGCTTTATTCTTTTCTTTCTCAGCTTCTTCAATCAATTTCAGAGCTTTAGGCGTTGCTTTTACTGCCAATACTGTAGTAGTGATACCCCCTGCAATACCCAAGCCCGTAAGGATTGCCGGACTGTTCTTTTCCGCTTTTACAAGTATTTTTTTAATTCCGACTGGAACTTTAAATTTCATGATGTAATCTCCTTCCAATGTAAAATAAAAAAGAAGACCCAACTATTTCTAGTCAGATCTTTCATTTTGAAATTATTCTTCTGAAGAGTTCTGTTTCTCTTCAAGAATCTCTGCTGCTCTTTTGGCAATCTCCTCGTTCTCATCCTTGGACATCAGAAGATTTGCAATAAACCCTCCTGCTCCACAAATTGCCGAGATTGCTGTGAGAGCTGTCCTCTTGTCAATTTTCATAGTTCGTTTCTCCTTTCTGAATTATTCCATAACAGAACCTGTTCCACCCGCGATTCTGTCTGCCATATAAAAAATATGAGAGTCCGTATAGCTCGCTACTAAACTATCGGTCCTATTTCATACCTCCCACAGAGATGGGTTCTATACACCCAGAGCTCATCGTCATTTAATAGTTCTTCCTCTCATAACAGCACTTGTAAATCTCGCGAAAAGCAAAAGAACCTGAATCTTTTGACTCAGGCTCCCCTGCTTTTGAAAATTACTTTTTCTTCTCTTCAAGTTTCTTAATTTTTGCACGAGCAACGTATAAACTTACCAACATAAATGGATATATAATTACTGCACCATCGATAGCCCCGCTACACATAGCCGCAGCTCTCGCTTTGACTCTGTCTAGTTTTTTATCGGAATCCCAGTTTTCATCCCAAATATCATGTAACGTTTCCTGCCATTTGCTTGCAAATTCCATAATAGTTACCTCCTTAATTGAAATCATAATTTTCTGTTCATAACGGAGTATGTTTATCTCGCGAAATTACCAGTCATCAGACAGAGCTTCTACAGTAGGATCATATATCGGCTCAATGATATAACATTCAAGCCCATCGTCCATTGTTACTTTTCGATGATCAAAATCAATCCAATATAACTCATCCATATATATATTCCATCCAACTTTCTCACCGTAATCCGTCGGATCTAAGCCAAGGTACTCGTAAAATGTATTAAGATCCACACAGCCGCCCTCAGTAACAAATATACGATTCAGATGATACTCAGCCTGCAATACCTGCTCTAAAGGTGCATTAAAATATCGGTGTCCGTATGTATCGTAAAATAACCGTGGTTCACTGTAATCTTCTTCTAAGAACTGTCTATAACATCCCCAACCACTCTGCACACACGGATATACCTCGTGAGCATCTTCCGCAGCAATGGATTCAACGATTTTGTTATGTGCTTCTTCACCGTACAGCTCCACTACTTTTTGTCGATATCTCTTATAGTTCTGATCCAACAGAGCATAAGCCGAGGTAAGCGATGCCTGCTGACGTGTTGTTAAAATACTTGCCCCGAATATACACGCTATGGTACCAGCTCCTATAAGCACAGTTGATAAATATGTTGGTGCAGCTGCCTGAATCGTTTCCCATTTTGAAAGTTTCTCTCCTTTTTCTTTCTCAGCTTCCTCGATTAACCGTAGAGCTTTAGGTGTTGCTCTTACTGCTGTGACCGTCGTTGCTACTACTCCTACTCCACCTAAACAGGTAAGAACAATAGAAGCAGTTCCTTTGTTAAATTTGTGTTTTCTCATAGTACGTTTCCTCCTTTCTACTCAATTAACTGGTTGACCTTATACAGAACTTTGTCACTGATTTGACCATCTGCATTGATATGAAATTTGATCTGACCATCTTTCATCTCTACTTCCAGATCCTTAATATTGATAACTGGTTTTTGTCCTACAGCCTTATAAACTGCATTGGAGATAGTCCGGGCTACAATTCCACATAGTAGTTTAGATTTCAATGCCACCCTCATTTCATCCATCTGTCGCTCCTTTCTTGAAAAGCAAAAGAACCTGAATCTTTCGACTCAAGCCCCTGCCTTTGAAAATTACTTTCTTTTGGCTAATTCTTCTGTCACTTTTTCTGCAATTTTTCGATCCAAAATTTCATCATTATTATTTCTGCCTATATATGTCAAACCGGCACTTATAATAGCAATTCCTAATTTTAATAATCTAATCGTCTTAGATGACATAATTATTACCTCCTTAATTTTTCTATAACAGAATAAGAAAATCTCGCGAATTATATCAGCCGCCGGTCAAAGTTTGTTTCCCACCGTTCTTTCTGTATAGGCTTCATCTTTAACGCCCACATGATCTGACGGATGGATACTGTAGGATATATACCATCCTTAGGCTTACCGCCACGTTCGTTGAAAAACTCTATGAAATTCGGATGTAAATATAAAGCGTCTACTAGCCATGGATCTATTTCATTCCACCAGGTCTGCTTAGTATCCTTACTATATCGTTGTTGAATAACTGCTAAGCCTTTATCTCCTATCTGATAAAGTGTGCATTGAGCATATACAGGATGGTCACATGCGTAAATGGTTCCATAAACTGCTTTATATATCTTAGGTTTTTCGTAATGATATCTCATAAGTTACTCCAGCACAAACAGAAGAGTCCTGGTTTTATCCAAGACCCATTCCATTTTGAATTTCTACTTACTTTTTTCTCTTCGGGAGAATGTCTGTGATTGTATTCTTAGTCCAGACATTCTTGAAAACTCCTTCCTTCTCATACTCCGCTGCAGCTTTCACTCCCCAGATAGGGATCAATATACCACACGCTACAATCTGTACCCCTGTCAACACATGTCCAATAATACCACCCAGTTTTTCCTGTTTGAGCTGTTTTTCTTTCAAAGTAACTTCAGCCTGTTTGCTGTCGTACTTCTCCTGAATCTCAGCATCAAGTCGATCCATCTGATTGTATTTTTCGAGCATCTGTGTAAGTGTATCGACCGCATCTGTGTGCTGCTTCGACCCAACCTCCAGCTCGTGAACTGCTTCGATTGTATTCCGGATTTCCTGTTCCAACATCTGTTTTGTTGTCATTTCTATTCTCCTTTTCTGAAATTAAGTTAATATAGTTTCATAAGAGGGGTTGTTATTCCCGCGTAAGGACAATCTGATCATATTTATCAAGATCCTGATTCGATGGAATACGAACATTGATTGTTGCCAAATCAGGCTGTTCTTCTAACGGAATTACTCGAAAATAACCCTTGCCTGTTTTTACCTTTTTTATTGTAGCTCCAATTGTGAATCCGATAAAAAAGCCAACTATGGTAAGTATTGCTGTTATTGCGTACATTGTAAAAACACCTCCTTTCTAGCGTATTATAATAAGTGGATTTTTGGTAACCCACGTACGATGTAAGTTAACCTAGATTAAAATGTCTAACCTAGATTAGAAAAGAAAAGAGCCTAAGATGTTTCCACCCTAAGCTCCATTCGATCCTGCTTTAAAGCATGGTTACTTTAAATCATTTATTCCTTTTCATAAAGGAATGTGTAATTTTCGCGAATATGTGGTATAATATTCCAACAAAGTTAAGGAGGGGACCAGCATGAAAGAAAATGAAATTGCAATATTTATTGACACTATGGAAGACTATAATGACCCATGGACTGAGGAAGAGGTGCGGGATTCTAACTACATGAGTATGTCGCTGGATGATGCAATTGCAGATCGTAAATCTTGTGTATTTATGAGAGACGATATTTTGGCAACCGTAGCTATCAAGTAAAATGAAAACTAAAAGGGACAGTTACCATAAGATAATTGTCCCTAATTTTTTTTCAGATGTTACTCTTGGTCGTTACAACGGAGCCGAATGATTGATCTGGTAAAATGAGCGTCATCGTGAAACATTAATACTATCGCACTGAGCTGTTCTTTAGTAAGACCTAACTGGTGAAGTTTCTCCAAGTTAAGTTTCTCATACTCATTCAATATAGCTTCAAGTTGTTCTTTAGTAGAATGTTTAATGTGCTCATAATATCGATCATAAGCCTCTCTTAACTCCTGTAATAATTTTTTGTCCATTGTGAACATCTCCTTTCTTTTATTTCATAACAGACTAAGTAATTTACGCGAAGGAGGTATATTGTTATGAAGATTCAGTATCTGTACAATGAAGAAGACATTGCAAAATCATTCGCTGATCTGGTACCGGTATGTAAATGCCATGCGATAATGGAACAAGTATATCCGTCAGACAATTGGGTATGTCCTAATTGTGATTTCGAGATCGAAGATTACGATGAATACGCCACTTATGGCCCGTATGCAGAACTATTGGAGAGAATCCATCTAGTAGATCCAGACGACGAATGGCTTGATGAACCCGGAGAGGGATGCAAAGCTTGTGGATGCCCTGCGTATCCCGATTGCAAGACATCCTGCGATCTCTTTGATGACTAAATTAACCTCTAACTTTATTAAGCAGCCAAAAGAAACGTCTGTAACATTCATAGTAAACATCTTTACAGCACGGTATGTTGTAGTTCACCCGCAAAAGATCGTATGACATACCTTCTGTAACACCTATAACTATGTACTCAGCTAGACTCAGATCTGTTTCTTTGGCTGTTTTTTCTATCATTCCCATCCTCTCTGAGTAAAACGATCTGATTATAGCTATTCTTTCTGTTGGATTAGACATATTGTACTTATTACTACACATTGCTAAATCAGCTTGTCTGCTAGATAGACCGCCTAATGAATTATAAGCTTGTTTCCAAATTGGATACTGCTGACAGAAATGCTTCAATTCATAGTATCGGTGCTTCTCCAACCAATAGGGATTCTTCTTAGATAATTCAGCTCGTATTGTTGTTCCCATTTTGATTATCATCTCCTTTCACTAAAGATGATAATAGACATGATAAGATTTGTTAAAGCAAAGTAGGTGGAAAATGTAAGTGATGCCATCTACTCATAGTCGTCTCACTAGGATAATCTTCAAAGCCAAGCGTTTCTGGTGTAATCCATCCATTATATACTCCAACCACAATATCTCTTTCGTAATGTAGATACGGTAATATTTCGTCAGGAAGTTCCCTATGTATCTTGTGACATTTTTTACATTGCATACGCCTAACCTCTATTATCTGTTTAGTTCCCTCTTTTCCTTTCATTATTCTGTGGACGTGATCATAATATTTCAATTCCCCCGAACACACTGGACATGATATTTCTCCTTCGTATATCATCATTCCCTCTCCTTTCCAGTTTATCCATATTATGGTATCTGAAAAAGATTTTGTAGTTCAATAGTAAGTTACTGGCAGAACTGGAATTAAATGGAAATTTAAAAAGTATTTGGCATATAGTCAAATACTTAG